ATGGGCGGAAGACGTTTGACGCTGGAAGACCGGAAGAAAATTGAAGATCGCTGGCTTGCCGGTGACAGCATTGCCGACATCGCGGCGTGTGTGGGCGCTCATTGTTCGACGATTTATCTTGAGATGAAGCGCGGCGACACGGGGAAGATGGACTGCAACGGTCGCGGAGGTTATAGTGCAGAGCTGGCACAGAAAGCAATCTTCACCCGGCGGCATCATTAAAAATAGTGGAGGTGAAGAAAATGGGAGTGGTAGCGGTGGCAATCGTGGTTGTATGCGCCGCACTCTATACGGCGTTTGAACTCATCGAACGCCGAAAGCGGCGTAACTTTGAAGAGCAGCTACGCCAGTACATTAAAGAGCACAAAGGAGATTGGGACAATGCCAATGAAAACTTGCATTGACTGCGGCATGGTCTTCCCGGCGGAAAACTCTAGCGCGAAACGCTGCTGTCTCTGCGTTGCAAAACATAGAGCAAAGGGAGCGTTGGTAAAGGCGTATCCGAAACCGGCAGTCGATGCCCTGACCAGAGATGTTCGGCTGGCGGATGCCGCCGGCAAGTCCTATGGAGTTTGGCGAAAGGATCAGATGCTTGCCGAACAAAAGGCGCGGGAAGAACTGGAAGCGGCGCTGGCCCGGAATGAGAAGCACCGCAAAAAGAAAGAGAGGCAGAGTGAATGAATATCGGGAAGTGTAGTGGCTGCGGTCGGCCTATTATCTGGATCGTCACCACGAACGGAAAGAAAATGCCTTGCAATCCCGGTGCGCACACGGCGTTCAAGGGGCCGACCGGCAACAAGGATAAAATCGTGACCGGAACGGGCATGGTTGTTTCCTGCGACTTGAGCCAGAGCGGCGGTGTTCTTGCTGGCGTTGGGTATATTCCACATTGGGCAACCTGTCCGGCAGTGAGTAAGTTCAAGAAAGGAAAATAGCATGAAAAGCGAAAAAAGCGTGGAAATCGTTGCAGGAATTTTGACTGCGGTGATAAGTGGCCTTATGACGTGGGCGGTCTTTTCCGGTGCATCTTGTGTAATCTGCTGGCTGGTAGGCTGGAAATTTAGCTTGAGAATTTCAACGGCGGTTTGGATAGGATGTTGCCTTGTCCGGTGGATGCTGAACGGCTGACCGGAAAAAAGGTCTGGGTGAACCACAACACACCCACCGTGCGACCGGAAACGTGGGGACGCAGATGGTCGCCCCGGTCATCCGACAGCCGGGGGTCCTACCTACTGAGGACTGAAAGAATACATAGGGCGGCCCGCATGGGCAGAGGGCGGTGTCCTGTCAACATCGCCTTTTCTATGGAGTATGCAGGCGCATCCGGGGGAGTAGCCCCGGAACTGGTTCGATTCCAGAGTGCTCCACCAGATCGAATATTCACCCGAAAGTAGAAAGGATGCTCGAAATGACCAAAGAAGAAGCTATCAAGATGTTCCTTGATGATGGAGCGGCTGAACTGTCCGTAAAAGCTGAACAGGGGGGGCACGTCACGACGGAACTTCGCGGAGAAGTTCATAAACTGGGCTGGATGGTAGCGAAAGCAGCCAACGGGATTTTCTCCGAAATCGAAGATGCGCGTATCGTGGAAGCGCTGGACCTTGCGATTACGAAGACCATTCACGAGATGGCGGCGCACCGCATCGCGCAGATCAAGAAAACGGACACGCCTTTTGACCTGACTGTGGAGATGAGTGCTATTCCGTTCAACGTGAACGACATCATTAAAACGATTCTCGGAAAGTAAGGAGAAGCAGTATGGTAAAAGCGGTAATCCATGTGGAACTCACGGAAGAGAACGGGAAGCAAACCGTCAGCGTCAAGGCTGATGGCGACGGGCTGGACCTGCTGGACATGACGGCTCAGATCGCGGCAGACATTATTGCGATGGGCGCGGATGACAAAGACCTCATTGAACGCAGGAAGCAATATTTCTTCTTGGCTACGGAGAACGACCTGAAAAATGAAAGCAATCTTGGTGACAGACCCGGACTGGTCGAGCCGGACAACAAGTGATTGGAGCGACTGTGCTGACCGGAATATCTGGGATGACCTGTATGACATGATGTCTGCGATTCAAGAAAAGTGGAAAACACTTGAAGAGATGCTAAAAGAAATCGCGGAAATTACAGACTGTTCCAAAATCGAAAGTCTTGCCAGACTTTGGGAAGCGGAAGAAGTAAAGGAAGCAACGAAAAAATTCTTTGAGGAACATCCACTGCTTCTTCGCCGTTGCCGCAGATCGCGAGAAGTTCGGTGCAGGGTGCGGCTGAACACAACACCACTTGGTACAGCAACCTACTTATACAAAGCAAAAGAAATGAAGAACCTCGCAAGAAGCACTAAGACCAATACCGCCCGCAAGGGCAGTATAAAGAGTGAACAGTGCAAACACACGTTCGAGATAACCAAAGCGCACTGTGCGCCGTGCGCTGGTTATAACGTGAACTGCAAGGACTACGAAAAACGAAATGCTGCTGATACAAAATTGTAGTTCTTGAAGAAGCCGCCCGGTAGAAAATCGGCGGACAAGCGTTGTCTTGTGTTGTAACCGGGCGGTTTTATATGGCGCGGGGCGGATGGACTACTGGTAACGGTCCGCTCGCCGGAAGCGGGGTCAAACCCCGTCCGTGCCGCTTGTTGCATGGGCATCATGGAAGCTGGTGCGGTTTTGCGTATATTTTACGCACCAACAGGGCGAAAGAGTGCCGTATGGCAGCGCTCCTCCTAACGCCGCAAGCCGGTGGAAAACCGTGCTGCTCCTAGCCAAGTCGCACCCAACATGACGGCAACGGAAGCCGAAAGGGTGCGCCGCCGCGTGAGCGAAGAAACGCCTTGTCCAACTCGCCCAAGACAAAGGCGAGAGGTCTGGTTTGGTAGACTGGACCGCCCGCCGCGTTACTCTCTGACGCGGCGGCTTTATATGCGGGTGCATAAGGCTGTTGCCTGTCTATGATTCCCCATCAACAGGCAAGCCGGTTCGATACCGGCCACCCGTGCAAGAAAATAAAAAGGAGACGGAAAAATGATTGCTCCGATGCCAGAAGAATTTCAGGAAAGAAATGACATTGCCTTCATCGTCACCGCAGCAAAATACGCTCCCGTTGAATGCACATGGGGCTTTATAAGGGCACACCATGCGGAGCTTTCGAATGACTGTTTAGAGTCACTTGCAGGAATATTTAACGGAAAGGCTGAAATGCCAGATGCAAAATATTACCCGCTGGCGGAGCAGGGTTCTTGGAAGTACGAAGAAACTCTGCGTCTTATAGAAGAAAAGAAAAACTGGCTCTTCATGGCAAAGAACATAAGGGAACTCTTGGAAAAAAGACGAAAGGCTGGGAAATAAATGTGATTCACCTTGGAGATATTACGAAAATCTGCGGCGACCAGATAGAACCGGTGAATTGCATCACATTCGGAAGCCCTTGCCAAGACCTTTCCATTGCTGGCCGCAGAGCTGGTCTTGCAGGTGAACGGTCGGGACTTTTCATGGAAGCGATTCGGATCATAAAAGAAATGAGGGCAAAAACGAATGGAATGTATCCAACTTTCGCTATTTGGGAGAATGTCCCCGGAGCTTTCAGCTCTAACAGCGGAGAAGATTTCCGCGCAGTGCTGGAAGAACTTGCCCGCGTGGAACAACCAGACGCTTCAATTCCTCGACTTGCGGGGGGGCAGCGTTGGAAACGAGCAGGGACAATCATCGGAGACGGATGGAGTTTGGCTTGGCGACAGATTGATGCTCAATATTGGGGAGTCCCCCAGCGCCGCAAAAGAATCGCTCTTGTTGTGGATTTTGCAGGTGGACGCGCCGGAGAAATATTATTTGAGCGCGAGAGCCTGCCGGGGCATCCTGACCAGAGCATCCCGACGTGGAAAGAAGCTGCCGAAACTGCTGGAAACTGCGTTGCTGGAAATGATCGAGTGGTGGGAGAACGAAGTTTCTGCATCAGCGGAAACACCGTTGACCGAACCACAGACCAAAATAGAACAGGCGTGAAAGAAAATGCTGCTTTTACGGTGAATACGGTTGACCGTCATGCGGTGGCCTACACGTTGAAAATCCGTTCGGGGTGCGCCGGAGGCGGAAAGGGCGCATTGGTGCAGACAGAAAAAGTCGGGACGCTATCGACACTCCAAGATCAGACTCTTTTTCAACCGGTCGTTTTTGACGCACGGGGCAACGGAGATGGGAAGATAGCTCCGACCATTACCGGGGACCATGAAAGCAGAATCACGGATTACACCGCCGTTGCAGTTGATTTGTATAACGGCGCTGTGACTGGCGACAAAACTGCATCCATTACTTGCAGGAGCATCGGGTCACATTCTGGGCCGCAGGTGGTGGAGCAAAAAACTTTTGCAGAACAATCATACAGCAGTTTCAAAATGGAAGAAACGAGCGGAACAATCAAAGGCTGCGGTGGAGGCACTGGATATAGTGGAGAATGCTTAATTGCAGAAAAGAATTGCCTGACTCCGTGGGATTCGCAAGGACGAAGAGTCTATGACGAAAACGGAAAATTTCCATCTCTTCAGGCACGAGAAAAAGCCGGGGGAAATCAGCAAACAGTGTTGACAGAAATAGCGCCGATGGAGAAGATGATTCGATGGATCGTGCGCAGGTTGACCCCGACAGAATGTGAACGTCTGCAAGGATACCCGGATGGCTGGACGGACATCGGAGAATGGACGGACACCAAAGGGAAAAGGCATAAACCAGCAGACACTCCGCGCTATAAGGCGCTGGGCAACAGCATTGCGCTTCCGCAATGGTTCTGGATTGCCCAGAAAATGAAACAATATCTTCCAGCAGGTGCAACGCTGGGCAGTCTGTTTGACGGCATCGGCGGTTTTCCTCTAGTGTGGGAGACTACATACGGGAAAGGGACTGCCCGGTGGGCATCGGAAATCGAAGAATTTCCTATTGCCGTGACAAAGAAATGGTTTGCAGATGAGGAATCGTTGAAATGAGAAAAAATGTACTGCCGAAAGTATCAGTGACTTTGAGCTGCATTGCCCTTGGACTGGCGATTTTTAACGGAGCCGCCAAAGATACACGGATTCAGCAGCTCGAACAGGACCGGGATATTTACAAGAGCCGATTCCAGAATTGGTCGGAACGTGCAATGCAGGACGAAGAAACGATAGAACGTCTCCAAGAAGAAGTTCTGCCGGAGGGGATGACTGCTGAGTATGCGGGAGAATTTCTCTGCACGTCGTATTGCACGGAGAAATATCCGCATATCTGCGGAACTGGAACCGGAATTACAGCCAGCGGCGTTCCGGTAACGGCAGACCTGACGGTGGCGGCAGATCAAGGCGTGTTCCCGTTTGGAACGATTCTGTATATTGAGGGCATCGGCATTCGGGTGGTTCAAGACCGGGGCGCAGATATTCAAGGACGGCACCTTGACGTTGCAGTTGCCGGAACACATGAGGATGCACTGAACTGGGATGGTTATGGAGAACATCGGGTGTGGATTGTTAAAGAGGAAAACAAATGAGCGCTTTTGATAAAATGCTGGAAGATATTCTTGCCCAATACCGGCGCATAGGGTTTCAGACACAAGTTTGGAGACAAAAAGAGAATGAGGAAGTATTTGTAACGCTGAGACTGGGACGGGTTAAAGCCAGTATGATAATTTCCATGAATGAACAGGAAAATTTTCACAGGCTATGTGATTCGCAGAGTCAAAAAGAATGGTTGGAAAGTATGACAAAGCAGCTTGAATGCAAGATTACAGAGTATTATGCAAGTAGCGTGGAGATACGCTATGCGAGAATGCAGGAGGATGGAGAATGAAATTGCCCGACAAGAAATATTCCGTGATCTACGCCGATCCACCGTGGAGCTACCGCCAGCATGGAACCGGGCCGAAAAGTCGGGGGAATGCGGCACAGCACTATCACACGATGACGACAGAAGACATCTGCGCGCTACCCATTCGCCAGCTTGCGGGGGGGGGGCAAGGATGTGTGCTGTTCATGTGGGCGACATTTCCGCAAGTGGCCGATGCGCTCCGAGTTATGGAAGCGTGGGGCTTTACATACAAAACAGCGGCTTTCGTCTGGGTGAAGAAAAACCGGAAAAGCAACACTCCATTTTGGGGTATGGGCGCATATACCAGAGCAAACGCGGAAATCTGCTTACTTGGTGTGACACCGGATTTCAGACCGGCAGCGCAGATCAAGAGCCATGCAGTGCATCAAATTATCGAAGCACCAATTATGGCTCATAGCGTAAAGCCAGATGAAACCCGCCGCAGGATTGTTCAGCTACTTGGAGATGTTCCCAGAATAGAGCTGTTTGCTCGTCAATGTGTGCCCGGATGGGATGCTTGGGGCGACGAGATAACAGAGTGAATCTAGCAAAGAGCCGCCCGCGCGGCGGTTTCTTTTTATATGAGCATGGGGCAGGCCCCGCCCGGTTCAAGTCCGGAGATGCTAAACGAAAAATAAAGGAAAGCGGTGAAATAAAATGGAAGCTCAAATTGTAGAGACAATTATGATGTGGGTTGGTGCGGCGTATTTGATATGTGTCGCGGTGGCGCTGGTTATCCTTGTGTTCGGAATGGTAATCGGTGCTATTGCGGAAAGCGTGGAAAATCTTAGGAAGCAGTGGTGAATGATGGACAAATACGACGTGACGCTCTATGGCGTGGACTCCTACACCGAGTATCCAGTAGCACTTACTTACAGACTTGAAGCAGAAAGCGTGGGAATAGCAGTTGATCTTGCGCGACTGGCTGCAACCGGAAGCTATCCGGAGTTTACGGAAGACTATGGCCTTTATAAAGAAAGGATGGGAGAAAAATGAAACTTTCGGCGTTGGCAGCGCTCATCAAAGACTGTGGCCACTGCTGCCAGATTACGGCGGCAAATGGGCGGCGATTCATCAGCACCGGCTATGCTGTGTACAACATGGACGGATACCCCAAGGCGAAGAATAAGAATGAACTGGCCGCAATGCTGAGTATCCCGGAAAAGAAGATGGAGGACATCTACTTTGAAGAGAAAACAGCAGAAAACAATGTTGTCTACGGGGTTTCTCTGGCGGATGATCCGGACAACGAAGAACCGGTGGACAAGCTGGGCACTCGAATTGTTGTCAACGGAGAAGAACACATTGCTCTGCGGCATCCCACAGGGACAATCGGTTTTATTCGCACGGCACAGCTCAAGCCGGTGGAAAGTGAACTGACGAAAGAGCATGCAGCAATCTGCGTGAGATGGGGCGACTGGCGAGACGGTACGCCTGTCTATGCAATAAAAGACGGGATGTATCTGCGGGCAATCATTCTTCCGGCAAAGCTGGGCAGCGCAACAGCGGATGATTTGAACGAAATTCTTGCCAATATGCTGGAAAACCAGCAGAAAACAGCAGATAAGGAGTAAATCATGGATGTTGTGATGAATGATGTTCGGCTGCTGGTCAAAAAAGAACTGGCAGCGGCGAACAAAAAGTTTCCGATGTTTGCCAGTGCCCACGAGGGCTGGGCGGTGATCCGGGAAGAGCTGCAAGAAGTGAAAGACGACCACTATATGCTGGAACAGTATCTCGAAAATCGTCTTTGGAATGAAGTTCGGTACAACAACGAAATTCCGAAAGAGGATTTGAAAGAAGCGCAGCATTGGGCTGTTCACATGGCGGTTGAAGCAATCCAGACGGCGGCGATGATCTGCAAACTGGAACGGAGCCAGAGGCGTTGGAAAAGAAAGGCTGGAAAATCGGCATGATTTTGGAAAAAGAAACCATCGAAAAGGCCGTCAACTGGTGGGCGGAAAAAGTGACTGCCAACCAGCCGCACAGTAATGGAGATAATAGTAATACGTCCATTGTGGTGCGCCTCTTCATAGACTCGATGTCGAAGAAAATATCCGAGGAACAAGTTGAAGTCTTCAAAAAAGAACTGGCAATGAGGATTGAGGAAGAAGCAAAGGCGTGGACAAAAATCTCCGTTGGGTGCGATTACTGGCCGTGCATAATGCTGGAACAGGCTGCCCTTGAAGCGGGCATTCCGGCTGCAAATTTCCCATTCAAGACATGGATGTACATTTCAGAAAAAGACGGCATAGTGGTGCGCGACGGATACGGAGCGCCGCCTGTAAGAATTTGAGGTGACAGCATGAGCAAGAAAAAAGACACCCCGGCGGAAGTCGAAACCGTTACGGTAACGATGAGCCGCCCGGTGGCGGAAGCTGTGCAGGCTGCTTGCGAGATGTATTTACGCCTACACATGGGCCAGTTCAATGATCTGGCGGAAGACCTCTGTATGGCGAAGCACTATGCCGATATGGGTGCGAAGCGATTCAAAAATGCAGAGGCCCAAAAAGAGGATTTTTACCGGGCGTTGGAAAATCGGAACATGATGCAGGATGATATGGATAGAGCCTATCAGATGTTTGCCTGTCACCCGCTCATCGAAGACGGTATGAGGGTTCCGTATCGCGCAGAAACGGTCTGGCTGGGCATCCGTCATGCGCTGGCGTGGCACGATAAGCCGGAGGGTGACTGGACAAATGTAAGGTTTGACCCGCCGCTCAATCGTTCCGACCAGCCGCAGCCGGTGGTGAAACTCTATGAAAAACAGGAGGAAAAGAAATGAGAAGAATTTTTATGGTGGGTGTATCTGCGGTGGCAAGCATTCTGCTGATGGCAGGATGCAACAAGCAGGTGATTGATCTGACCTACGAATATTCGCAGGCGCAAATCAAAATGCCGGATGGCACTGTCATTGAGGGAAAAGTGGACAGTTGGAATGATTACGAGGGCGACCAGTTACAGGTCAAAATTAACGGAACAACATATCTGGTCCATTCGTCAAACGTGATCCTCTGGCACTGAGCAAAAGCGGAGTCCGACGGAAAGGAGCATCCAGAGAATGAGGAAGAACGGTGCAATGTTCATCTGTAACCGATGCAGGAAACAGACGTTTGCAGAACGATTTGACGACGGAGTGTTTGACAAAGACGCTTTGCAGGGCTGGGCGCTTGACCATGAAGACGTTTGGGATGTTGGTGATTTGTGCCCGGAATGTTTCAAAAAATATCGTGATGTAATGGACGAGTTCTGGGAAAGGAAGAATTACTGTGGCTAAAGAAATCTGCGAAAGGTGCGGTAAGGTCTTTGAAGCCGGCCCGAACTCCTACTACTGCAAAAAATGCAGGAGTGCAATTTTAAGCGCGGCGGCAAAGAAGAGAAATCTAAATGCGCTGGGATTGGCAGCCAGAAAGAAAAAGCAGCATGAAATCTGAAAATGTCTGTTGCACCTGCTACTGGCATTTTAGCTTTTCATGGGCGTGCTTTAATAGACTGTCCCCAAAGCACACAGAAATCACGGACCCGGAAGATGGCTGCCGATTCTGGCAGAAAAGGAGCGAGTATGACCACGAAACGTCTCAAAAAACTGCTGATGGCGATGGGGCTGTCCCGCAACCAAGTAAACAGGATGGTCAAGGAACAGCGCAGCGTCGGCTCCAAGAAAGTGAGCAACGCGCTTTACTACCATGTGTTCAAGCGGAACTTTAAGCTGTTCACATCTCCCTGCGGCGGCGAAGTGCTGCCGTATCTCAACAGTTTTGTTTTGCAGTGACGGCAAAGTACCCCAATAACATGATGAGGTGAAAGTCCTCTCTTGGGGGCTTGTATACCCGTTATTTCTGTGACTGTGATGTTTTACAGAAAAGAAAATAACACAGGAAGTTGACCGAAACAGGATAGTGATGGAGATGCGCAGAAACTATATCAGAGAAAAGAAAATCCTCTGCGGTGACAGCTATATGGCTGTGTGTCTCTACGCCATCACTCCGCAGGAACGAAAAGCCAGAGGGAAAAAGCGGAAAGAATCCAGTACGGACCAGAAATCCAGAAATAAGATGTCCTCTCTGCGCAAAAAACAGAGAAAGGCCATTGCGAATTTCGACAAGTACGGATTTTTCCTCACCGGAACATTTGAGGAAGCGTTCCTGCCGGACAACATTCTGGCCTGCAAGCGGGAAGTTGTAAACTACAAGCGCCGGGTGATTGCGGCAGTGTGTAAGCGCTTTGGCATAAGCCGGGATAAAATCCGCATGATGCTCTGGGCGGTACGCAAAGGCGAAGCTGGCCGGTTACATATGCACGGCTTTGTGGAATGCGTGGGCATGGGGCAGAGCGACCGCCGCGAGTTTCGCGAAATGCTGGAAGACCTTTGGCGGCGGCGCATCCCCGGCACAAACGAATATGAACCGCTCGGAACAATGAATGCGGACAGAATCGACATGAAGAAGCTGCTGGGCAATGACGGGACTACGCAGGGAAAGCATGGAACCATCGGCTATATCTACGGCCACAAAGAGCGCATCTGCGCGGAGAGCAAAAATCTGAAGTTGCCGGTGGAACAAGCACCGAACGACACCAAGTGGAGCAAAAAGCAGTTACGGACCGCTTGCGGCGATATGCAGAACGACGCTTACTGGTGGGGAACACATTTCCCCGGCTGGGCATTGGAAAAGTGCGTGGTCTATGATCCGGGAGAACTGCATCAATCCGACCAGCAGCGGGAAGACGGCTGGGAAGTCACAGAGCCGCAATGCTATGTGATTTTGAGCAGAAAGGGGCAATGATGAGCACCAGAATGGAACTGGAAGACCTGCCGCCGCGCTACCGGGCGCAGGCAGAAGCCCAGATTGCACGGCGCACAAGGGGAAAGTGTACCCCGGCGCAGCAGACGTTGGCGGATGCGGCAAAATCTGCCGGGAAAATCGGGAGAACTTTCGAGAGCCGGGGAGAGTACGAGTATTACATGTCCGTGGTGATACCGGGAATTGAATCGGGCAGGATCATCAAGGCAACGCCGCACGTTGCCTTTCCTCTGTTGCCGCAGAAGGAATATTGTGGGATTGTGCTGCCTGCTGCACGGTATACGGCGGACTATGTGCTGGTATATGCAGACGGCACGGTGGAAGTGGTGGAAATCAAGTCGAAATTCACCCGGCGGGCGCAGCGGGACTACATTTACCGCCGCAGGCTGTTTATTGACCTGATCGCAGAGCCAAAAGGTTACAAGTTTACAGAAATCATCACGCCAGACAGCAAAAACGAAATCAAAGAGTGGAAACGCCTTGCAGAACAGGTGGGAAGGAGCGAAAAGCTGTGACAGATGAAGAAAAGGCAAGGTTTGAGACAAACGCGGTGTTTCTTTGCCGTGAAATCAGCAAAGAAACCGGCCAGATCGCGGTCTATGAGCTGGATGTGCCGGTAGATGGTCACATGATCTTCTGCCTGCGCATTCGCCAGCAGTTCAACCCGGAACTGCGGTATTTTGTGGTCGGAGAAAAATTCTACACGGTACACAAGCGAGAAATCATTGCCAGCTTGAAAAAGCGCCGGGTGCTGAAAGATAAAATTGAAATCATGGGGCCTATTGTCGAACTGGGCCGCTGAGAGGTGAGTAAACATGAGCAAATCACGAAGAAAACCATTCCCGGAGTATTTTAAGAAATCTCTGGGACTGCAAGTAAAGCAGAAACAGGCGGCCCGCCGGAAAATGGCGCTGGAAGCAAAGAAAGCCGCCGAAACAAAAAAACAGTAAGCAGAATGTCGCAGGAGGGCACAGCGGATGCGGGTTGATGAGGCAAGAACGATTTTGGAGTATGCAGCAGATATTCCGGCCAAGCTGCGCACCATTGCGGCAGAAAAAGCGGAGATCGAGGGAGAACTGAACTGTCTCCACGGTATTGAATACGGCGGGATGCCGCACGGCAGCGGCCACAGCGACACCACGGCGGACATTGCGGAGCGGGCGGATGCTCTGGGCTACCTTGACCGGCTGCGGATGCTGGAAGTACAGGAAACCATTTTACGCGGGGACCTTGCCCGGATCAAAGAACAAATCTGGACACTAAAGGATGTGTACACCACCGTCATATCGGAAATATGCCTTTGTGGCCACAGTTTTGAGGAAGCTGCCCCCAAAATCGGATACAGCGTATCCCACACGAAGCGGATAAAGTCGGAAGCGATTTTGCGGCTTGCGGAAGCTCTGGACGGCATGATGCAGGCGGACGAGATTCGCGCCCGCGCATATAACGCGCGTAAATAGAGCAACCAGCAAAATTCACCCGCCCCGGTAGGGGCAGGATGAAACGTGCAGGGGCTTGGTGCGGAAAATCGGCAGTCTCTATGATATAGAGACAAATTCGGACGGGAAAGATTACGCAACTGTGAAGCATTTCCGAAAAGTCTGAAAATGCCGTGGGGAAACAACTCGAATACCCGGAACGATGAAAAATGAGCAAAGAAATACCCGGCGGGCTGCGTGGCCTGCCGGGTATTGTTCTCTATATGCCGTTCTCGCTGTTTGGTGCATGGCGCTTGATGATGATTCTGGGGTTACCTGCATCGGTTGGTGTGCCCTCTTTGGCGATACGGTCAAGCAGACCGGTGGGAAAGCCTTGCTCATCCAGCGGGCCGGCATATCCGTCGTAGTCAACGACCGTTACGACCGGTGGCTGCGGCAGGGCTTTATAGTATTGCCCATCTTCATAGTTTGCATCGGTAACACGATCCCACCATACAATGTCGCCGTGCTGGGTCTGGGCGGCGCTCATCGCGTCTACGGCCTGCCGCTCGGTCAAACCGTCGAACGTCAGGCGGGAGCCGTCGGAAAATGCGCCAACAATGCGCCAAGGGGCGAAAAACTCCGTTTCACTCACAAAAACACCTCATTTCTGAACGCTTAACCCGGATTTTGATACAAATATGCGCATTTTGAGAACATAAGCACCAGAAAAACGCATATTCAAGACAGCAATAGTATAACACAAGATGCCCCGGCGGGCTACCGGGGCAAGATGGCTTAGACCTGCTCGAAGTGCGAAATGATGCGCCGGGACAGCGCAAAGGCAATGGCGGGAACATCATCGTCCGTTTCGCTGACGGCTTTGATCGCTTCGGCGATTCGGGCCAGATCATCCACTGTGATGCCGCCCGGTTTGCGGCTGGACGTGTCCGCGTCGGCCAGAATGCGGTCATATTCTTCACAATCGCAGCGGGTGCAGTAGTCGTTGGCAATGCAGGCGTAACGTGCGCCCTCAGCGTCAAGAATGCGGGTTTCCTTGAGTTTCATGTAAATACCTCCAAAGTGATGTGCATTTGCTCGTCCCGGTAGGGATTCGAGTTTTTAGATTTGCCGGTCTGGGTATATAGATACCGGGGCTGGCGGCGGGTGTTGCCCTTGCGGGCTGGGATGGGGCTGCTTTACGGTGCAACCCCGTCAGAGTATCCGTTTTACTGCTGGCCGTCCAGAACCTCCATGACGCGGTGAGCGGCATACTTACCATTGTCGTTGAGCTGGCGCTGCCAAGCTCCCTGCGACGGGGCCCATTTGAAACCGTTCCGCTTGAGAAGCGTTCTGGTTTCATCATCGGGCTTGCCGTCGAAAAGAAACTGGACACGCATTGCTTCTGTATTCTCCCGGTAGGTGTAGCCGTCGTGCTCATCTTCCACAGGCTGTGCAGCTTTGGCCGCTTCGAGCTGGGCAATGCGTTCCTTTACTCGCTTGATGGTCGCATTGCTGTTTTGCAGCTCATAGGACGGGAAAGGACAGCCGTAGACCGAAAGCGGGGAACCGCTGGCGAAAGCATGGCCGTTTTCAAGCCAGTTTCGGGTCTTTTCCGTGATGCCGGGGCAATCGTCAAGTGTTTTGTGCTTGCGGTAGTAGGCATTCGCGTCTTTCATGGTCTGGTGTGCGGTTTGGAGCTGGTCGAGCTTGGCGTGGAGATAATCCAGCACTTCGGGATCATCAGACTTGACCGCGAACGTGTGCGCCCGCTTGAGCATCTGCAAATAGTGGTCAGCCTTGCGGAAATTCTCCCGGTTCGCGTCCCACGCTGCTACCTGCTTCTCTTTCTTGTGAACAGGGAAGTTTGCAGGGCCGCAGATGAGCACAGACGGGCAGCGGGTCCCAATCTCGTTTTCGCGGTTGATTGCTTCGGCCAGAACGGCACAGTACCGGTTGTACAGCCATTCGGCCCGCTCCCGCTGGTCTGCGGTGGCGCACTTGGGCTTGACCTGCTCAAGAATTGCGGCAGCCTTGGCGCATTGGGCGTTGTAGCTGGCGGTGGCGCTGCCCTCCACATAGTCAGAGAAAGAAGAAAGTTCTTTCGCAATGCGGGCGGCGGATTCGTTGATAATAGCCATGATAAAAGCCTCCAATATTCAGTTCTCAAAATGCGTTCCGCTTTCCCCGGTAGGGGTCCGCGTTTTCGTGCTGCCCTTGCGGGCTGGGGCGGGGTCGCTTTACGGTGCGGCCCTGCTGAGGTATCCGGGGCGGTTACTGCCGCTAAAGAATGGAACTGATCCATGTAGAGGGGTCGGAGTAGTCAACCAACTTGGCGTAATGTTTGCATTGAACAAGGCTGTACGCATACTGCATGGTGTAGGAGCCGGTGTAAAATTCGCGGCTGCAAAACTCTTCGACGTTGTGACGGGTGTGCCATGCAAGCGGCGGCAGGACGTTCAAGGCGTCGTCGAACTGCTGTTCGGTGATCTCCTGCATGGGGTCGGAGAGCAGGCGCTCCCGCTGGGCGTTCAGAAAGTCGCCGTAGGTCATGGTGGAGAATGTGCGGGCCTTTGCTGCTTCAAGGCATTCCGTCCAATACTCTTTCCGGTCGTCATACCTGCCAGAGTTCAGAATATTTTCGTACCGGCGGACATCATCGGCGGCGCTGTCCTGAGCGGCTTTCAAGACCTCTTCCGGGGTGCGGGGGCCGCGCCAGCTCGACGCGGTGAAATCGTAGAGGGTGCAGGTGAATGTATCCACCACGACAAGCTCCATTTTCTCTTGTTCAGTCATGTTGCAAAACTCCTTTCGTGGGCTGTAACCCATGAGCGCCCGCCCCGGCGGGGGCGGCTGGGCTTGCACCAGCGGCGGCGGGATGCCGTCGGCCTTGCGGGTCATTCGGAAAACATCTTTTTGCAGAGCGCTTCTACCTCTTCAGTGGGCTTGATAGGGCACATGACCATTGAAATGGTCGGATCGCTGGCACAGACGGCGTACACCGGCGCATAGCCGGACGCTTTGCCGTAGTAGATGAATTGTGCCGGGTTTACCATGCTGTCATAGATGACGTTCACCAAGATGGGCGCGGGGCCGACGTGAAAAAGCCTTGCAAGACCGCTTTTCTTCTTGCCGGTGGGGATGTCCTGCAAAAACGGGGTGCGCTGTACAGTCTTTTCCTTGCAGGCGGCGCTTTTGAAGATGTCCACCAGATCGGGGGCGTGTTCGTCCACCTCAAAACCGTACTGGGCGGAAACGATGGTCACGCCGTCGGCGGGGCACTCGCGGAGCGTTACGGGCTGGATGATGTCAGGGTAGAGCATCGCAGGGAGCTTGAACGCGGTGTGCGGGGTCATGATGTAAACCAGATCGCCCCGGCGGGTGACGCGGATGCCGCGCTGATCCTTGGCCTGCTCCTTGAGGTGGGATTGAATCGCCTTGATGTTCAGGCCGAAAAGGGTAAAATCGTTAGAAAGTTTCATGATATGGTCCTCCTGTTATTCAGTTTTCAAATGGTCCCGGCGGTGTGCCGGGTGTGGGGCGGGGCCGCTTTTCTGGGTGCGGCCCTGCTGGGGTATCCCATTCAGCAGAAAGAAATCTGCTCACAGTATGCCGGGGCGCTGTCTGCGCTGGGCGCGGGGTCTGCTTTGGGCTGGGGCTTTGCTTCGGGTTCCGGCGCGGGAGCAGGTGCGGCGGCTTGTGGGGCTGTCTCTGCGGCTTTCCGGGTTTCGGTAGCCTTGCGCCACTTTGCCAGCGCTTTCGCTTGGGCGGGGCGGTCCTCTTCGGACACGGCCATAAATTCGTGCATCGCTTTCCGCTCTGCTCTCTTGAGATCGGCCGCGCTGGGCGCTGCTTTCTGCTTGGGGGCCGGGGCAGGCGGTTCGGCGGGTTTCGGCTCACTCTGGGGCTTGTCCTGCTGGGCGGCAGCCTTTGCGGCTTTGCGCTGGTCGGCCAGCATTTTGTTATAGGCCCGGATTTCGTCGAGACTCTGAAACCGTCCGGCGGGCTTGGGCTGCTGCTTCTCGACCTGCCCACGGTGGAACAGGTGAGCTTTTGCCAGATAGTAATAGCCTTTATCCTGTTCGGCGGCGGCTTTGGTCAGCTCGTCAGCATCCGGCGCGGGCTGCTTCTTCTTGTCGTTGAACTTCCACAGTTCGCAGGTGATCGCGGCTTTTTCGCCGCGCTTGACGGTCAAGCCGTCCCTGTGCCACTCTGCCCAAGTGTGAAATAGGCCAGCACACAACAGGGATTCAGCGCTTTCGATGGGGTCCGGGGTGTTGCCGTTGTCATCGGGAACAAGTTCCAGACCGGCGGCGATGCCCTGCACCTGTTCGGCGGTATAGAACCGGCTCACCAGATCGTGACGCTGGGCGGAATCGTAGTTGCTGCAAACTTCGTTGAAGATGATTTGCTCGTTGGTCATGGTAAAACCTCCTGTATTCAGTTCTCAAATTGTCCCGGCGGTGTGCCGGGTGTGGGGCGGGGTCGCTTTATCCGGTGCGGCCCTGCTAAGGCATCCGGGTCAATGATATTTCTTCTTCAGCCGCTCGACCGCTGCGGACGCTTCGCGGTGGGTGTCACAGTGGCAGCTTTCGTAAACGATGAAAGCGGACATTGTTACACCGGGGCAGCCGGTCGGGTTTGGCTCTCCGCCTTTGTGGGCATACCCGGCGGAAACTGTGAAACCGCCGCGGCTGGAGGGGGTGATTTTGTACTCCATGCGGTGCGCTCCTTTCGGTCAGTCCTCTTCATCGGGGCAGCAGCTCCAAAGAACGTCGGCAAAATAGTCATCGTCGAAGTCGTCCGGCGTTCCGTTGCTGTTCATGATGAGGATGCAGCGTTGACCCACGGCGGGCAGGTCGTCGCGGCGGCTGATCTCTGCAAGTGCATCAGCGCAGATGATCCAGCGTTCCCCGTCGTCGTCGGTGATCCAGTAAACAAGATCGTCGTCAGCGGTAAAGACACGCTCAACCTCTGCCCCGGCGATGTACAGACCGAACGCGCCGGGGGTGCGGTTGACATTGGCGGCGCTGGCTTTCGGGGTAGAACCTGCCAGCAGGGCGGCGGACAGCGCCAGCGCGGCGGCTGTGGTGGTGATTTTCTTCTTCATGGCTGCTTCTCCTTTCGGGTTGTGGGTTTGCGTTCGGATGATCTCCCGGCTGTTGTCGGGGTAGTGGGACGGGGTCGCTTTACGGTGCGGCCCTGCTGAGGTGTCCGGCGGTGGTCATTCAAGCGCCGCCAGTGCGGCGGTTAGACCTGCTTCAAAAAGTTTTTCGTTCTCTTCGTCGGTTTTGCTCAGATCGTTGGAGTAGTTGCAGGCGGGCCACAGCGGGCAGTTGCACGGCCCGCGCTGCGTCCAGTTCCGGCGGCAAAACTCTTGCTCAATCCGCTTTTCGGTTTCGGCTGTCATGTTCTGTGTCTCCTTTCGCTGCTTTGAATTTTCCCGGCGGTGTGCCGGGGGTGCTTGTTGAGCCGGATTTTAGCCGGTCCTTTCTGCCCCGTCAAGGCCCCGTTTTCCGTTCCCCTTGTCCCCCCTACGGGGGACAGGGGAAGAAAATTTGCACCAAAAAACGCTTGATGTTTTGGCGATTTTCACGGCGCGGGGGAGTATAGAGGGGGTATAGGAGTAAAACCCCATGAGCGCCCGCCCCGGCTTGGGGCGGCTGGGCTTGCACCAGCGGCGGCGGGATGCCGTCGGCCTTGCGGGGCGGGCTTGCTTTCACGTCCTTTCTGTGGTAAAATGGCTTACAAGATGGACCGTCGAAAATTCATCTTGCAGCCTGTCACCTGCTCAGCGGGTGGCGGGCTTTTTCTTTTGCCACTCTGCCAGCAGTGCGGCCCAAATGGCGCGCTTGGTGGATTCGGGAAGTTCAAAAAACTTTGCGCTCATGTGTGCTTTTCTCCTTTCGCAGACTCGCAACCGCTTCGGCTGTTTGCCGTGGCGCTTGCTGTGGCATTATCTTAGCATGACGGAATGCCATTGTCAAGCATGACGGAATGCAATCTACTTTTTGCACAAAAACATGACGGAATGCTTGTACAATTTTGCATGGCGGAATGCCGCTTGATTTGCTATAATATAATAAACGCGCGCGAAAAGAGGTGATATGATGCCGATTTCGGAAAAAAAGAAAATCACAAATAGCCGGTATATCGCAAAATGCGATTCAATCCAAATCCGACCGCCGAAAGATCGCGGCGGAGAAATCCGCGCCGCCGCCGCTGCTGCTGGGCAAAGTGTACAAGCGTATATCTTGCAGGCCTGCGCCGAAAGAATGGCCCGCGATGGATTCACCCCGGCGGAATCCGGGGAAGAAGGGGGACTATAGGGGGTTACTGGGGCGGCATATATCCTAGTTCACCGTTACCTGTGGGGCGATATGCCGTTAGGTGTAGAATCTGACCCCTCCGGCAGCGGCGAAAAGTACCGCCCCGCCGCCCCGCGAAAAGTACCCCGGCGGCATTCCGTGAAACGTGGGACCGTGGAGCAGATCGCCGCCAGCGCCGCCCACACTGGACGACCTCGCCGCCGCTGGGAAGAGAGAACAGCGGCAGACAGCACAACAGGCAGAGCAAGCCACACGGCCCGCCCTGCCTGTTTTCTTTTTCTTCCGACTCCATCACAGCCCCGCCGCACAAGATGCCGCGCAGCCTGCGCCCTGCTGGATCACATCGCCGCGCTGCGGATCGGTTCGCCATGGGAAGACCTCAGCGCCGCCCCGATGAGGACGCCGCCCACCAGATGAGCAGCAGACCGCGCCCCGCCGCCGCTCCCGATCTCCTGCCCTGATGCCCTGCACAGCAGCCAGCAGCAGCCCGCCGCCCTGCCCGCCCCGACCGGCGCGGCCCGCCCGATGAGCACTCCGCGCCCGCGCGAGGTACTGTGAGCGCGCGCCCGCGTAATAGCGGGTCCAACAGCGCAAAAGTTTGCTAGTTTTTGAATCAAAAAATCCACTTCCGGCGGCTGGCCGGAAAAAAGGTGGGCGGGGGTCAAAAAATATCACCAACATCTTATTATGGATGCTGGTGAATCTGCGAATTGATTTCTATAAGAATCTATGCGACAATAAAACTTACAAATTGCCATAGGCGAAAGGAGAAAAATTATCATGAGAACGAAAATCTTCGGGGGGGGTAAACTCTCCCATGTGGCGGCGGTAGTTCTGTGCTGCGCGATGCTGGCAGGGTGTTCTAGTATCAAAAATCCCGCAAAGGCTCCATTCAGCGCGAAAGACTGCGCAGGCATGACGAGCGAAGAGGTTATGACCGATTTGCAGGATGCCGGGTTTAAGAACATCACCGTTACAGATGAAGAGACTACCACAAAGAAAGATGATGGAATTGTGGTGGAGGTTTCCATTGATGGTGAGACGGACTATAAGAAAAATGCCAAGTGGGAAGATACCGTACCCGTCGAGATCACAGCATATAAGCTAAAGCAGCTCGACGTGACGATGGAAGTCTCTGTGAGCGGAGAAGAGGGAAAGCCGGTATTCATTGTTCAAACAAATCTGCCGGATGGTCTGAAGCTGGACTTTACGTTGAGAAGTAGCGGCGGATACGCAAAGGCGCAGGATGCCAGAATTGAAAACGGAAAGGCGGAGAGCCAACCGTTTACTGACAATGGAGCGGAGCTGAAAGGCGATTATACCTTGACAGTCACCATGACATTGACCGGGCAAGGGTTCCTTGCTCCGATGGGAGCCATTGGCAATGGTGATGTTCTGGCCGGGGATTTGATAAGCACTGACAAAGACGGACGACCGTGCGCATCTACAGAGTATGCTTACTCTTCCAACTTTGAACCTGCAATCTCGGAAGAGGATATGGAGGCTCTGCTGGAAATGGTGCTTGCCAACGATTCTGACATGTCCTATGAAGTAACGCCCTATGACGATGGATTTATTGTAGATACATGGAGTGATGGCGTTGCCGATGGTGCAGCTTACGCGAAGCTGGGCATTTCGCCTTATGAAGAAATGTGGAAGCAGTTGACCCAGAATGCAAAAAGCTGTTCCAGTTCCCTGATGGCGTTGATGTCGGAGAACGGCTACGGAAACAAGCACCTGCTGTTCAACTTGATAAATGACCAAGACCCGGACAAAACGGACAATCTGCTCACGATCTTGGACGGCGTTGTAACGTACAACTATGCCTCCTAAATAAAAGATGATACTCCATGATACTGATTTTGTGCTATAATTGATATAGTGGATTTTAGACGAAGCCCTGCGGCAGTGATGCCGTGGGGCTTTTTTCATCCCTGCGTGTCGGTAACGGCACAGAATAAATGCTCTGTCGGGTTTACCCGGCAGGGCATTTTTTGTTGGAGGAAAAACAATGCCAAGGCGGAGCGACAAAAGAGATGCCGCCCGCGAGGCGTATTTGAGCCGACGGCGGGACGGCAAGGAAGTAAACCTGCAAGAATTGGCGGAAGAGCTGGGGGTCAAGTACGATACCCTGCGCCGCTGGAAGTCTGCTGATAAGTGGGATGAAGCGGAGCCACCGCATAAGCGGGCACGGGGTGGGCAGCCAAAGAATAAGAACGCTGTGGGCAACACCGGCGGCGCACCGCCCCGGAACCAGAACGCCCGGACGCACGGTGGATATGCCGCTATTTTCTTTGACCAGCTCACAGACGATGAACTGCTCATCATGGACAAAACTCCGAAGTTTGCCGTCAAGGCGCTGCGGGAAGAGCTTGGACTTCTGAAAGTTCAGGAGAAGCGGATACTTGACCAGATCATCGCGCTGGAAGATGCTGACCCGGATGAGCTGTATCTCAGCACTCTGCTGGATATGAGAGTCCCCGGTAAGGCCGGGACAGAAAAGAAAGACGGCGCACAGCAGAACATGGGAATGTACTCGAAAGAATCTGCTTTTACCCGCAAGATGCACCTGCAAGAAGCACTGAACAAAATCCAAGGCCGCATCGCAACCATCATCGGAAAGATTCAGCAGGCAGAGGAAAACGATGCCCGCATGAAACTGGAACGGGAAAAGCTGGAACTCCTGCGGCTGCGGGCAACCGGCAGGGTCGAGATCAAAGACGACGACAAGGAGGATGAGGACGATGACGCTTTACACGAGTAGGGTCGTGGCGCAGTACCTCAACCTCACTGAACGCCGAGTGCGTCAACTCCGGGACGAGGGCGTTATCAAGGAAAAGCGACCGGGACTGTATGACCTCATCGACACCATGAGCCGGTACATCAAGTACATTGGCTCTGGCAGCAAAGCCGACCTGAACGAAGAACGCGCCAAGCTGACCAAAGCAAAGCGCAAAGCGGCAGAGATGGAAAACAAAGTGCGGAAAGCGGAACTGCTGGAAGTAGGCAGCGTGGAAAAAACCTACTCCACAGTGATAATGAACTTCCGCTCCCGCATCCTTGCCCTGCCGCAAAAGCTGGCTCCCGCCGTAGCGTCGATGGAGGGCGACCAGCAGCAGATACAAGACCTGATCCAAGCGGAACTTGAGGAAACTCTGGGCACTCTGAGCCATGTCGAAGAAGCACTGGCCGAAGCGGAGGGTGAAACGGATGAAGAGGAAAAAGCGGCGGACACGGAATAAAAATCCGTGCGCCGGTTGTCATTGGGGCTACGTCCTGAACGAAGAGCAGGTCTATTGCCCTATGCCGAGGTGCGTCAAGGATGAACGAGAAAAATCGAAAGATAATCGAAGTAGACCCGAATGTGCTGGAACTGTTCACGCGGGTATTGCTGAAACTGAAACCGCCCCCGAAGCTGACGATCAGTGAGTGGGCAGACCAGTTTCGGCGGATGTCCCCGGAAGCCAGCGCACGTCCGGGACGGTGGCGCACGGACAGTGCCCCGTATCTGCGCGAGATTATGGATGCCATCAGCGACCCCCATGTTCATGAGGTGGTGCTCAAATCCTCTTCGCAGGTTGGCAAAACAGAAGTGATTCTGAATGTGCTGGGCTACAACATCGACTATAACCCGGCTCCGATTCTGGTATTGCAGCCGACGGTAGAGATGGGTCAGACCTTTTCCAAAGACCGGCTGGCTCCCATGATTCGGGATACCGTTGTGCTGCGAAAAAAGATGGACGCAAAGAGTCGCTTCTCCGGCAACACCATCATGCAGAAGACATTCCCCGGCGGTCATGTGACCATCGTTGGAGCAAACTCCCCGGCGGGCTTGGCAAGCCGCCCTATCAAAATCGTTCTGGCTGATGAGGTGGACCGTTACCCTAAAAGCGCCGGAACCGAGGGCGACCCGCTGAATCTGGCGCGGACCCGTCAGACGACATTCTGGGATAAGAAAACGGTGCTGGTGTCAACGCCTACCATCAAAGGCGACAGCCGCATTGAAGACGCTTGGCTGGAAAGCACGATGGAAGAGTGGACTGTGCCCTGCCCGGAATGCGGCGAGTATCAGCCGATGGTCTGGGCAAATGTGGTGTTCGACCGGGAACACTGGCCGAGAGGCGGTGTGCAGTACCGGTGTGAATCCTGCGGTTGCATCGCAGGTGAATACCGGTGGAAAGCACAGGGCAAGAAAGGCCGGTATGCCGCCCTGCACCCGGAACGGGAAATCCGGGGTTTCCACCTCAACGTGCTGGCTTCTTCTTTCTGCGCATGGTCCAACATCGTGACGGAATTTCTTTCTGCCAAAGAAGCGCTGGACCATGGCAACCCGGAGCTGATGAAAGTCTGGGTCAACACGAAATTAGGTGAGACATGGGAAGAGCGCGGCGAAACGGCTGATGATATGGCTCTGCTGTCCCGCCGCGAGATGTATCCCGCAACCGTTCCGGCACAAGTGCTGGTGCTCACCTGCGGTATCGACGTGCAGGATGATCGCTTTGAGCTGGAACTTGTTGGCTGGGGAGTCGGAAAAGAGAGCTGGGGCATCCGGTATCAGAAGATATACGGCGACCCGCTCAAGCCGCAGATTTGGGAGGACCTTGACCGATTCCTGCAAACGCGCTGGCGCAGGGAAGATGGCGTGGTGTTGGACATTCTGGCAGCGGCAATGGATACCGGCGGACATCATACGGACGCTGTGTATCGTTTCTGCCTTGACCGGTTTTATCGTCATGTTTACGCCATCAAGGGACGCGGCGGCACAGAAACACCGTTCGTCTCGAAGCCGAGCACCGGCAACCGTGTTGGTGTTCCGCTGTACACCATTGGCGTTGACAATGGCAAGACGATGGTGTACCAGCGATTGAATGTGCAGGCTGAGGGGCCGAACTACTGCCACTTCCCACTGAACGAAGCGGCAGGATACGATGAGGTTTACTTTAAGGGGCTGACCGCAGAGAAGCAGGTCATCCGGTGGAAGAAAGGCCGGCCCTCTACGGCGTGGGAGCTGAAAGACCCGAACTATCATCGCAACGAACCGCTGGACTGTCGGGATTATGCGCTGGCCGCACTGGAAATTGCAAACCCCGTGTTGGAAAACCCGGAGGAAGAAACAGAAATGCAAACGCCCCAGCGCCAAGCTGGCCGCAGAATCGTATCGGGAGGTATCGGGTAAATGGCAGGTATCACAAAAGAGCAGGCGGAAGCCAAGCTGCAAACATGGATGGAAGCCGAAGAGAAAATTGCCAGCGGACAAGGCTACTCCATCGGCGACCGCCGCCTGACCCGCGCTGACCTCTATACGGTTCGCGGTGAAATCGAATACTGGAACAACAAGGTAAAAGAGCTGGAAGCGGCAGAACAGAGCGGGCGCAACAGGATGTACCGCTTTGTGATACGCGACATCTGACGGAGGGCGACATGGCAAAAATGAACCTCATAGACAGGGCGGTTGCTGTCGTCTCCCCGGAACGGGGCTTGCGCCGCGCGGCGGCAAGACAGAGTCTTGAATTTATCAATTCTGGCTACGGAAACTATGGCGCTTCCACAACCAAGAAATCTATGCGCGGCTGGCAGTTTGCCGGTGGCGATGCAAAAAGCGACATCGAAGATAACCTCAAGACTCTGCGGGAGCGGAGTCGTGACGCTTACATGGGCGTTCCCATTGCGACCGGCGCACTGAAGACCATGCGGACAAACGTGGTGGCGGGCGGTCTGACCCCATCACCGCAGATCGACGCAGAGTTTCTGGGCATGACACCAGAGCAGGCAAATACCCTGCAAATGCAGATTCTCCGGGAATTTTCGCTGTGGGCGGACAGCCCGCTGTGTGACGCTGACCGGGTGGACAACTTCTATAAACTCCAGCAGCTTGCGTTCCTTGCCTACATGATGAACGGAGACGCATTTGCGGTTTTGCCCATGCGGCACAACATCGGCCAGCCGTATGACTTGCGGGTGCAGCTCATCGAAGCCGACCGGGTGTGCAGCCCAGATCAGGATGACCGGCTGTTCCCGTGCGTTGTGGATGACCATGCGGTTTCCAGCATTGTGCAGGGCATCGAAACGGATGACACGGGCATGGTGGTCGCTTACTGGATTTGCAACCAGCACCCGCTTTCGAGCATGGCAGCGATGCCGGAACCGATGAAGTGGCAGCGGGTGGAAGCCTACGGCGAAACGACAGGACGGCGGAACATTCTGCACATCATGAACCGGGAACGCTCCGGCCAGCGGCGCGGTGTTCCGATGCTTGCACCGGTGCTGGAAGCCCTCAAACAGTTGGGCAGATATACAGATGCAGAGATCACGGCAGCGGTCATCAGCGCGATGTTCACGGTTTTCATTTCCAAGAAAACGCCGTCCATTGGCCGTCCGCTGGGCGAAGTGACCCCGCCCAACCAGCAGATCGACGCACAGGACCGGGGAACCATTGAGCTGGCTGCCGGTGCGATCATCGACCTTGACGAAAACGAGGAAGTGCAGTTCGCAGACCCGAAGCACCCCAATACCGGCTTTGATGCGTTCTCGACGGCCATCATCCGGCAGATTGCGGCGGCGCTGGAAATTCCGAGTGAGGTGCTCATGAAGCAGTTCACGGCCAGTTACAGTGCCGCGCGTGGTGCGCTGAATGAATTTTGGCGAACCTGTGACATGATGCGAAGCTGGTTCGTGGATGACTTCTGCCAGCCCATCTATGAAGAGTGGATGACGGAAGCAGTCGCTACCGGGCGCATCAATGCGCCGGGATTCCTCACAGACCCGGCTGTTAAGAAAGCCTATACTTCCTGCACTTGGAATGGGCCAGCACGAACAAACCTAAACCCCGTGCAGGAAGTGGACGCTGCGGTGAAGCGCGTGGGCGCGGGATTCTCGACCGCAGATCAGGAAACCGCAACGATGAACGGCGGCAGCTATGCGATGAACATTCGCCAGCGGCTTATCGAGGCGAAGATGAAAAAGGAGGTGGACGACATTGCAAATGGCGAAACGGTACAGAATCGTAAATCAGACGGCGACCCTACCCAAAGTGAAAAATGAACCGTTCTGGAAGTTCCGTAACTTGGCGGGTGATGACGAGAAAGCGGAACTGCTTCTCTATGGCGACATTGCAGAACGGAGCTGGTGGGACGATGCGGCAACTCCGAAAAAGTTCGCGGAGGACCTTGCGGCTCTGGGTGCTGTCAAAGAAATCACGGTTTATATCAACTCTGGTGGCGGCGATGTTTTTGCAGCGCAGGCCATCGGCAATATGCTGGAACGCAACAGCGCAACGGTAATTGCACATATCGACGGCCTGTGCGCCAGTGCAGCAACCATTGTTGCCTGCCATGCCAATAAAGTTGTGGCGGCAGCAGATGCAAGTTACATGGTGCATCCGCCCAGCATGGGTGTGTGCGATTACCTTACCGCAGAGGATATGCGCAACTGTCTGAAAGCTCTGGACACCATCCGGGGCAACATCGTCGCTCTTTACGCCAAAAAGACCGGCAAGAGCGAGGACGAATGCGGAACATGGATGGACGAAACGAACTGGTGGACTGCCGCACAGGCCAAGGAGAACGGCTTTGTGGATGAGGTGGACGATGAAGAGACGGACACCGTGGTGGAGAACCGGAACGGAATGCTGTTTGTGAACAGCATCGGTATGGGCCTGCCGTTCGATAAGGCTCCTGATTTTGTCAAAAGCCGCATGGGTGCAAAAACACCCGGCGGCTTTTCTAATGCCACAAATAATCCGGGACAGACCGGAACACAGGAGGAAGAAGCAATGGAAATCAAAAACAAAGATGACCTGATGAAAGCGTACCCGGATATGGTCAACGAGATCAGAAAGGATGCTGCCATCGACGCTATCAACCGGGAACGCGCCCGCATCAAGGACATTCAGGACATGACCCTGCCCGGTATGGAACAGGTGATGCAGGATGCCCTTTACGGTGAGCACCCGATGGATGCCACCGCGTATGCAAAGGAAGTCGCCAAGGCCGCCAAGAAGCAGGCACAGAACCATGCCACGGCTCTGCACGATGACGCAAAGAACAGCGGTGCAAATGGTGTGCAGGGCGGCGGTGATGACCAGACCGACGTTTACATGGATGCCCTGCGCTCCATTGGCAAAAAGAAGTAAGGAGGAACCGTTATGAGCATGAATCTTACGCCTGAAAAGTTTTCGTGTGAGCCGGAATACCTGCTGGCGGGCACGGACATTTGCGTTACTACTGCCGTCAAAAAGGCAGCCTCCGCTCTGAAAGCAGGTGCGCCGGTCAAGCTGGACAGTTCCGGCAAGGCGGCCCCCGTGGCAAAGGCGGATGGCACGACCGGTCTGTACGGCATCACCACCGAGGATTTCAAATCCGGTGAGGATGCCGTGATCTACCTGACCGGCGAGTTCTTTGCTGACCGGCTGGCGCTGGAAACCGGCGTGACCGCTGCTTCTCTGGAAGTGGCGTTCCGTAACATTGGCATTTTCCTGAAGTAAGGAAAGGAGGATAACGATATGCCTAATGAAGTGAGCATTTATACCCCGCGATACCTTGCCGAAGTTGTGCGCATTGCACCTCCGGTGTATACCTTTTTCCGCGACACCTTTTTCACCAATGTCCATGTCTTCCCGACCAAGGCCATCGACTTTGATCTGGTGAAAGGCGACCGCCGCATGGCCGCTTTCGTTCATCCGCGCAAGGGCGCAAAAGTGCTGAGTTCTGCCGGTTACGAGACTCTGAGCTACAAGCCGCCCCTCATCAATCCCTATGACGTTACCACCGCAGACCAGCTCATGAACCGTCTGCCCGGTGAAGAGATGTACAGTGGCTTGACTCCTGCACAGAGGGCGGCTCAGAAGCAGGTGGAAGAGTATAACCGCCTGAATGATTCCGTGATCCGCCGTGAAGAGTGGATGTGTGCACAGGCCATCATGACTGGTCAGATTCCCATTGTTGGTGAGGGGGTCAACGAGATCGTGGACTTCGGCTTTACGAACAAGAAGAAGCTGACCGGTACGGCAGTCTGGGGCGGTGACAAAGCGGCCATTGCGGACAACCTGCGCGAATGGAAGCATGATGTCGCTGTGAACGGTTTCTCCAATGTTGATATGTGCGTCATGGGCTGGAAAGCTCTGGGCCTGTTCCTCGCCGACCTCGACATCCGCAGCCGCCTTGACACCAAGAACTATGGCTATGGTGCAATCAATGTCCAGCAGCTTCCGAACGGCCTGACCTACTACGGCCATCTGAACGATCCTGCGCTGGACATCTACTGCTATGATGAGCACTATCTGGATGACTGGACTGACCCGGAACACCCGGCTACCTATCCTCTCGTCGCAGACAACAAGGTGCTTCTCATCAACCATGCACCCAACTACCTGCTGGGCTATGGCCTGTGTACTTACATCGACGATGCTTCTCAGCAGTGGGTCAGCGCTCAGACTGCCCGTCTGCTGCGCTCCTATGTTGAGCATCATCCCGACCGCCGTATGCTGGAAGTTCAGTCTCATCCGCTGCCCATCCCCGACAAGGTGGATAGCTGGTTAGTGGCTGAAGTCTGCTAAAGAGAATGCTCCCTGCCGATACCCGGCGGGGAGCAGGTTTTTGAGGAAATCCAATGTCAGATTTCAAAAAGCTACTCGAAGAAGACATTGATGCTGTGTTTCTTGATGCCGATATTTTTGCAGAGGAACACGCCATTGACGGGAAGCCGATGGTGGCGGTGATCTGCAATGACACGCTGAAAGAAGCGGGCGGTCATTGGGAGGGCGGCGTTCGCCAGAGCTACGGCACGGCGATTTACTCCACGAGTAAGAAACTGTATGTCAAGAAACAGGATTATGGGAGAATGCCGAAAATCGGGAATCCCATCCAAGTTGACGAGATGACGCTTTACATCCGGGATTTCGACGAGCAGCAGGGAATGTATGTGATGACCATAGACCGGAGACGACAATGAGCTACACACGGTACAATGCCGACAACCTCACGATAGAGCTTATCGGCGAGAAAGAAGTTGCGAAAGCGCTTGGAAACATTCCGCAGAAAGCCCCGCTGGTGATTCGGAATGCCGTCAATGAGACCGCAAAGGATGCCCGCAGGGTGATGATCCATGAGGCAAAAAAGCGGTACGCCCTGAACAGCAAGGGCCGCCAACATCTGAATGATTTGAAAATCAGACAGAGAGCGAAAGTGTCCGACCTTGGCGCGGAGCTGCATATCGGCGGTCCATCACAGAAGAAGCAGATGCGAAATGATCTTGGCTACTTCAAAACGATTCCCAATAGGCCGTACATGGGCGTGGATGTGGCAAATGCGCCTGCCTATTTCAGAGGCAAAGTTCTGAAAAGTGGAAGCATGAAGCAACTGACCGGCCAAGGAAAACTGAGCAAAGGTTTTCTTGTGAAGTTCACGAATGGCACGACGGACGACAAGAACCATGTGGGTATGGTCCAGCGCATCGTTGGGTCGAGTGGCGGACCGGAAAAAACAAGAACAGGTGCACCGCGCTGGCGCAATGCACAGGGGAATGTAGAGAAAATCGTCACGATGGGCAGTCCGTCAGCGGCGGCAATGCACCATGTCATATGGCAGCAGGTTGAGCCGCAGGTACAGGACACCTTGGAGAAAAAACTTGAAGCGTCGATTCAGAAAACGCTTGCACGAGCAGCAAAGAAAGGAGCCAGAAAATGAGTGAACAACTTGCCATGACTCCTTACATGATGCAGATTGCACTGAACAAAACGCTCAAGGAATACTTCAAAGGAAGGAAATACTGCAGCCCCGGCGGAGAAAAAGAGCTGAATTTCTATGAACAAAATCTGCCCATAGATAACGGCTCCGACTACGAAGTAGACCTCCCGGCGGCGTGCTCTCCGTACATCATCACCGAGCTAGGGGATACCATATCTCCCGTGGGCGACAAGCCTATGACGGTCAAGGTAACGATGTATATTTGTGCATACGACGAGGGCCGGAACCGCCAAGGATACCGTGATGTCCTGAATATCGAGTATGCCATTATGCGCAGGTTTCGCGTGCGGCCGACGTTTGGACAGGCGTGTACCGTAGATGGTGAGATCAAGGGGAAAATGTCAGAAGACGACTACCACCCCTATTATTTCGGAGCGGTGCAGATGACCTGCACTGTGCCGAATCCGACACCCGAAAGCGACCCGGGAATAAAGGAAATGATATGATGAAAGCAAAAGAAACGAATACCATGCGTGTGTACTGCGGCCCGTCCGTTCGCGGCGTTGCCAGACAGTATACGAGCTTCACCGGGGAGCTGCCCGAACCGATGAAAAAGCTGGTCGAACAGCACCCGGCGGTACAAAATCTGATCGTGCCATACGATAAGGTGGCGGAAACCCGTGAGCGGATGGAGCGCCCGGATGTTCCGGGGCAGCCCAAAACAACAGAGCGGGTCATTTATGAACTGCTCAAAGCGGAACTGTAATAGGAGGAACAACGATGGCATATCGACATGGCGTATACATGAGCGAGATTCCGTCTACTGTCAAAGCTCCCATCGAAAGCGATGCAGGAGTCATCGTCGTGGTCGGCACGGCCCCGGTGAATATGGCGGATGATCCTTACCACGCAACGAATGTTCCTCTGCTGGTCCATACGATGGCAGAGGCGAAGAGCGCGGTGGGTTACAGCACTGACTTCAAAAACTACACGATCTGCGATGCGGTGTCTGCATCTTTTCGGGTCGTGAATGTGTCCCCGATGATTATTATTAACGTGCTGGACCCGTCCAAGACGGAGCATACCGCCGATGTGGTAGAGCGCTCTATGCAGGTCAATGACGGCTCGGTGAAGCTGGAAACCATTGGTCTGCTGTTGGACAAGCTGCTGGTCAAAGCGGATGACGTGACGCTGAAAAATGGCACGGACTATACTGCTGCATTCAACGACGACGGCACGGTGACGCTGGTGATCCTGCCTACCGGTAAAGGCGCGGGCAAGGCACAGGTCACGGTTTCGGGCAAGCGCATTGCCCCGGAGAAGATCACCGGCGCGGATGTTGTCGGTGGCGTGTCCGCAGACGGCAAGGAAACTGGCATGGAGGTTCTGCGCCAGATTTTCCCGAAGCTCGGCATGGTTCCGGGCAACCTGATCGCACCTTGGTTCAGCAAGGATGCGGCCTGCGCAGCCATCCTGCAGGCAAAGACCACGATGCTGAATGGCATCTGGCGGATGTTCTGCTGGGTCGATCTGGACAGCTCCGCCACCGGTGCGCAGAAGTACACCGATGTGCTCAAGCAGAAAACGAAGCAGGCACTCAATTCGCCGAACTGTGCGGCAGTTTGGGGCTGCCCGAAAGTTGGCGATGTAATGTACAGCCCCAGCGCGTTTGCGGCGGCGTACATTGCACGACAGGATGCAGAGAATGACGGCGTTCCCATGCCGCCCATGTCCAACATCGCCGTCAGCGCAACCGCCATCTGCACGGAGGACGGAAAAGAGATTTATCTCGATCTGGATCAGGCAAACTATGTCAACGGTGTTGGCATTGTGACGTTCCTGAATTTCAACGGGTTCAAACTGTGGGGCAACAATACTGTGGCCTACCCGTCGAATACGGACCCGAAAGACCGGTATATCTCTGCCCGCCGCTTCATGAGTTACGATGACAACAACTTCATTCTGTCCAATTTTGGCAACGTGGATATGCGGGCAAATCCCCGCCTGCGCGAAGCCATCATTGAGCAGCAGAATGTCCTTGGCGCAAGTTATATTTCCAGCCAGATTTGCGCCCGGTACGAGATGATGTATCTCGACAGCGAGAATACGGAGCAAACGCTGGCGGACGGCAAGCTGTACTTCCACAAGTACGTCGCAATGTATCTCCCGGCGGAGGACATTGAGGGCGTTGTGGAGTTTGACATCAGCGCCATTGCCGCCGCCATGTCTGCATAAAGGAGGGCTGACGTATGAATGCAGAAATCCCCGATAAGGTTGTAGGCTTTAACGTCTACACGCAGGGCACGCGGCTCGGAACCACCGGCAAAGTGGATACCCCTGAGTTCAAAATGAAGACCTCTACCATGTCTGGTGCGGGTATCGGCGGCGACGTTGAAAGCCCGACTCCCGGCCAGTGGGAAGCAACGGAACACGAGATTCCGCTTACGCTGCTTGGCAAAGATCTGGCACTGCTGTTGCAGCAGGGTATGGACGTGCAGCTCATCTATCGCGGTGCAACGCAGGTCGCGTTGAAGTCCGGCGGTGCGGCGATGAAACAACTTCGCGTCGTTGAGGGTGGCATGGTCAAGGGTTTCAAGGGCGGCTCTCTGGAAGCGGGCGGCCAGATGGAGGCAAGCGTCACCATCGAGACGGTCCGCTACAAGATGGAGTGTGCGGGCGAAGAGCTGATCGCCATCGACAAGTTCAACAATGTTTACCGCGTGAACGGCAAGGATATGCTGGCGGAACTTAACGCCATGACCTGATAGACAGCCACCTCGGAAGTCCGGGGTGGCTGATTTTTTGGAAAGAAAGGAAAATCTCCATGAACAAGGAACTCGTGATCGAACCGAAGAAGCCGTACCTCTTTGAAGATGAGGAATACAAGACCATCGACCTGTCTGGTCTGGAAGAGCTGACCATGCAGGATGCCATTGAAGCGCAGAAGAATGTCGTCGGCTCTGGCGAGGATACGGTGGTCATCTATGCGCCGGAAGCATCGCAGGCATTCATCGACGAAATTGCCGCGCTGGCGGCAAAGCAGCCGGTGGAATTTTTCAATGGCATGAACATCGGACTCAGTGGCAAGGTTCGTACTGCCGTGCAGAGCGTTTTCTCTGCTGACGGCGATAAGGACAAAAACCGCACGGTGGAATTTGATAAGCCCTACACCTACGGCGGTGAGACGGTAAGCGTGATGGACCTGTCCGGCGTGGAAGAGCTGACCAGTAAGGATGTGTCGGCGGCGGAAAATGAGGTGCTGAAAACCGGTGTCTACTCCGCGAACATGAAGAATTTCTTTGTGTACTCCTGCGCGCTGGCAGCCCGCGCCACTGGCAAGCCCATTGAGTTTTTCACCAAGATGCCGCTGAAAGATGCGGCCAAGGTACGCAGTACGGTGAACGCTGCATCTTTTTTCGAGTAATTGGCGGAGCAAAAGACCTCCGCAAACTCGCCATTGCAGCGTCCAGTGCGACGCATACCGGTATAGATTTTTTCATGCAGATGCCAGTGATGGAGCTGCTTGATACCTGCAAGGATATACAGGAGATGCAAGAGCAATGGCGAAAAGCAATGCACTAGAACTCAGCATCAGGATCGCGGGCAAGGTGGATTCGTCTCTGTCGAAAGCCATCAAGACTGCACAGAACCAGACATCCGGGCTGGCGCGGGGCATGAGCACCTTTGCGAAGACCTCTGCTGCCGCCATCGTCGGTGTGACGACTGCTGTTACCGGCGTGATGGGCTGCTGCGGAAAACAGGCCGCAGACCTCGAACAGGCGATGGCGCAGACCCGGACACTGCTGACCGGCACGACGGAGCAGACCGCAGCACGCACGGCGGAGCTGACGCAGGATGTCATGAACATCAGCCGCGTTACCGGCAGAGCATCGACCGAAATCGCCGCAGGTTCCTATCAGGTTATTTCGGCATTTCAGGATACCGCCGACACGGCGAAAATTCTGGAAACGTCCGTAAAGGCTTCGATTGCCGGACAGGCGGAGACGGTGGACACCGTGAATGCGCTGGCCGCAGTTACGAAAGCATACGGCGATACTTCGGCCGGAGCGGTAGCCCATGTGTCGGACCTGTCTTTTGAGACCATCCGCCTTGGTCAGACTACCATGCCGGAACTGGCAAATGGTATCCAGAAAGCATCTGGTTCCGCCGCTGCCCTGAAAGTTTCGCAGGAAGAGTTGTATGCGGGCTTCGCTACGCTGACCGGCGTAATCGGCAACACCGATACTGTGGGCACGGCGCTGAATACCCTCTACACAAAAATGCTGAAACCATCGGATGCGTTGGCTGCTGCCGTAGAAAATCTCGGATTTAAGTCAGCGTATGCAATGGTGCAGGCAAAAGGCCTTGGCGGGACCATCAAGGCGCTGGGCGAGTATACCGGCGGCGACGCAACAAAGTTTGCGGCATTATTCTCAATGCGCGATTTGAAAGCCGCACAAGGTATCCTGAACACGATGGACGTGTATGAGGATAAACTTGCGCAGTTGCAGAATGTAGATGGAGCGACGGACCGCGCATTTGTTACTAGCATCAACAACTGGAATAGTTTGTTTGGAATTGCTGGGAACAAAGTTCAAGTTTTTGCGCAGCAGGTCGGCACGAAATTATTGCCATACGCAAAGAATTTCTTGGCTGACGTAATGCCAAAAGTGGACAGCCTTATGGATATTGCGTTGGCAGGCATCGACAAGTTCATGCCAAAAGTGGAGCAATTATTCAACTATTTGTCCAACAATGGCCCGCAGGTGGCTGGTACGGTTGGAGCAATCGGCTCTGTTTGGGCCGGCATGGTTGCCGCCCCGAAAATAGAGCAGGGCATGAAAGGAATTACGGGCTTGTTTTCCTCTGGCGGGAAGAAAGCCAAGAGCGGCGGCTCGAAGCTGTTTGGAAAAGTCAAGGGATTTGGCGGGTCGATGGTGAACAATATCAAAGACTTCCGTGCGAATCCGGGACTTATTCGGTCGCTTCCTATCTTTGGATGGGCGCAGAATGTGAAAAACATTCCGGCGAACGCCAAGGCATCAATGCTTCAGGAAATCAACAAGTCGGGCAGCCTTTTGAAAGTAGCGGGCGCTGGCTTAGGTTCGGTATTTGGAAAAGGTGGTCTGAATGTCGGAGGCATCGCAAAAGGTGCGGCTTCGCCATTTCTTGCAATGGGCAAAGTGTTCCTCGGAATGCTCAGCTCCACCGCACCGCTCATCCTTGCTATTGGTACGATCATTGCGCTGGTGAGTCTGCTGGGTGACAACCTTGACGATATTCGCGGCATCATTCAGAATACGTTCGGCGAACAGGGCGTTGCCATCTTCGACGGATTTGCAGGTGTGGTGCAGAATGTGGCCGGGACGATCCAGAAAGCATTCTCCCCGGAGGGATTGGCCGGAATCCAAGGCTTCATCACCGAAACCTTTGGTGCAGGAGCCGGACAGGCATTCGGCACATTTATTCCGCTGATCTCTACGGTCGTCGGAATTTTTAACCAGTTGGTCGATCTTGGCGTGAACTACATCAAGCCACTGCTGGTGAGCGTGTTCGATTTTGCAATCAACAAAGGGCTTCCGGCTGTTATTCCGTTGCTCTCTGCGGTGGTCGGTCTGGTCGGAACAACGCTGGTGAATGCAATTAAGGTCGTGGTCGGTATCGTACAGACGCTCTTGCCCGTCGTGGAGCCTGTCATCATGGGCATCATCGGGCTTATCAAGGGCATCGTCTCGACGACGATCAGAGTAGTCAACGCAATCATCCGCGCGATGAACAAATTCTCTGTCACAGTTCCAGATTGGGTTCCAAGCATCGGAGGTCAGACCTTTGGCTTTAACCTGACCGAAGTTGCGATGCCGAAGTTTGCGCAGGGCGGATTCACCACAGGCCCGTCCATTGCGGGCGAAGCCGGAACGGAAGCAGTCATCAGCTTCCAGCAGGGTGTCCGCCAGCAGAATATCGACATCTGGAAGATGGCCGGTAAGATGCTGGGCGTAAGCAATAACGAGGATGGCGACGATATGCCGCAGATCGTGTTCTCTCCGAACATCACGTTTTCTAGTGATATGGACCCGGCGGAAGCTCGGCGTAAGGTGGAAGAACTGTACCGACTGTTTGAAGAGTTCATGGAACGCTGGTGGAAAAAGCACCGCAGGGTAGTCTACGGCGGATGAGGTGATGAACTATGGCGTACACGACGGTCAGCGGCGATATGTGGGACACCATTGCCAAGAAAGTCTATGGGGATGAGTATTGCGCGGATGCCCTGATGCAAGCAAACCCGGAGCAGATCGGAGTATTCCGATTTGACTCCGGTATTGTTTTGCAAACGCCAGAACTTGAAACAGAAAAGAGCGGCAGCCAGCCGCCGTGGAAGGTGAGCGGATGAAACCAAGAAGCGCGGGTGTAAAGCTGATCTACAACGGGAAGAACATCACGAACAACACGGACATTGCAGGAGACATCGAAAGTGTTTCCTATGAGGGAAATGCGGCTGACAACAGCAACAATGTAAGCGTGACCATCAACGCGATGAAAGATAAATGGCTGAACAACTGGATGCCGGAGAAAGGTACGACGCTTGACCCGACAATTCTTGTCTACAACTGGCCGGAAGAGGGACAGGGCAGCGAGATGAACGGCGGCGTGATGATCGTCGATGACATCAGTTACAGTGATGCTCCCTGCACAATGACCATGAGCGCAGCGTCTAAGCCGAACGACACCAGCTTTTCCGAAGAGGACCGGGAGTATATCTGGAAAAACACTTCTATCCAGACCATCGCACAGACCATTGCAGGACGCTATGGGCTGACGCTGGGCTTTGAGGGAACGGACGCGGAAATTGTAAAGCGAGAGCAGCAGGCCACGGATAGCGCGTTTCTGGATGAGCTGTGCAAGGATTATGGTTTGATCCTGAAAGTTTACTCGAAGCGGCTATGGATATATGACCGGGAAGCGTTCAAGAAAAAGGCTGTTGCCGCGACGATTGACCGGACAGACATTGTACCGGGGTCCTTTAGCTTTAGTGATGGCTTCGATGGTGTGTATACACATGGTATCTGGGAGTATTCCAACCAGACCAAGGGGGTGAAAATTCGGGCAGAAATCGGAAGCAGCGGCAGGACGAAGCGTATCCAGAAGTATGCCTCCAGCCAAGCGGATGCCGAGCGGCGCTTGCAAGCCGCGATGAACAACGCCAACCACAGCGCAACGCAGGTGAAGTTCACGCTGGCGCTGGCTCAAATTGAATTGAGCGAGTCGCAGACAATCCAACTTACCGGGTATGGAAAGCTGTCCGGTAAGTATTTTATCGACAAGGTTTCGCTGACGTACAGCCGGAACGGCCTTGAGATGCAGCTGGAATGCAGCAAGGTTCCTGATGCTGAGACGACGAAAGTGTCTGCCGCCGGTGCAAGTGTGACGCTGAACAATGCGCCGCTCTACTATACCAGTGTGGACAAGAAGCCCGTCCGCAAGGTCAGCGGCCATTATTTCCTTTACGATGGTATCAATGTGGCGGGACGATACAGAATTACGAATCTGAAATCCCGCTGCGGAAAAACACCGGTCGGAAAAAATGTGACCGGCTGGGTCAATGCGGCAGATGTCGGAGGTGTGACCTGATGGAAGACACGATTCGCTTTGGCAAAGTTTCCAACATCGACTATGCCGCAGGAAAGATGGAAGTTGCATACGAAGACCGGGAAGACAGCGTAACAGATATGCTTGGTATGCTGTCGAACCGGGAATACCAGATGCCGAAAGTCGGTGACATTGTTGCGGTGATCCACAATTCCAACGGCGCGGAAGAGGGTATCGTGCTGGGCACACACTGGTCGGACACGAACCCGCCGCCGGAGGGCGAAGAAAAGCTCTACCGGAAAGACTATGACGAAGAACCGGGGAAGTGCATGACCCGGTACGACGGCCAGAAAGAAGAATTTCTTTTCCATACCGATGGCGAAGTGATAACTGAGATCAAGAAAGACCGGACGGAGACGGTGGAGCAAAACCAGAAGAGCACCGTCAAAGGCGACGCAACGCTGGAAGTTAAAGGCAAGCTGACTGTGAAAGTCGGGAGCTGCACCGTGACCATCCAAGGCGGCACGGTGGAAATCAAAGGAGGAGCAAAACTCAGCATGAGCGCTCCGACGATTTCCATTGACGGCAGTACGGTAAATATTACCGGCGGTGGCGGCGATGCAAAGATCGCTGGAATCAGTCTGGTAAATCATACCCACAAATACACTGCGCCGCTGCATCAGTCTGGATTGGCCGAGACTATAAAACCGACATAACCGGGCAGGAGGTGAAGCTAGATGTGGATTGGCTGTTTCGGCGAGCTGGTCTTTTCCGTAAGCAGCCGCAGGATTTTTACACCTGATGGAATCAGCGGGAGTACGGGCAGCGAATGGGCAACGCATAACGTCATTGGCGGAAAGCCGAAAAGCGAGATGACCGGAGCAAAGCTCAAGAAATACAAATTCACGGTTACGCTCGACTCCAAACTTGGAGAGCCGCCGCGCATTATGCTGGCGCTGATCCACAAGATGGTTGAAGAGGGCAGGGTTGACTACCTGATTATCGGAAGCGCTCCGGTTGGAATGTGCCAATACAAGATGACGGATGTTTCGGAAGAATGGGAATGCGTCGTGGCGGGCGGGAAGCTGGTACGCTGCAAAGTTGAGATCACCTTGGAGGAATATGTATGACGCTTGGAACTGCACAGATCGTCTTTGAATCTTCGACCATAGAAGAAGCGGAAGATGTCTGCGAATGCCTGAAAGTGCTGTATTCCACAAGGGCCGGAGAGCTGGGGCTTGACCGGGACTTCGGGATTTCCGTGGATGCAGTTGACCGTCCAATCGCTGTTGCAAAAGCGCTCATCTCTGCCGAAATCGTCCGAAAGACCAAAAAATATGAGACCCGCGTTGAAGTTGCCCGCATTGAGTGGGACGACTCAAAAGTTGGCGGGGGAATTTTGATCCCAAAGGTGGTGTTGCAGAGTGTCTGAAATTGCCCAGCTTAAAAATCTGCCAGAGATCAGCTTTATTGACAATCTCACGATGAAAGAGGTTGAAGAAATTGCAAAAAGCGGATACAGCGAGTCGGTCAAAGCAGCGACTGGCAAAACGCCAACGCTCTATCCGGCCAGCGTTCCGGCGGTAATCCTGAAAGAAATGACGCTGCTCGCATACCAGATTTTGCAGTATGTTGATGCCGGCCCGAAGCAGACGCTTTTGAAATACTCTGCTCATGAGAATCTGGACAATCTGGCCGGAAACTATGGCCTGACCCGGCGGCAGGCAGAAAAGGCTACGGTGACGATCCGCTTCACACTGGCGGACGCAAAGCAGCCCGGTGCCGTTGGCATTCCTGCGAAAACCCGCGTGAGAACTGAAGACGGCATCTACTTTGAAACGATGGAGTATGCGGAAATCTCACCCGGTTCCCAAAGTGTCGATGTGGAAGCCGAAGCGCTGGAAGAGGGCGCAGGTTCGTCCGGCATCGAAGAGGGTCAGATCAACCAACTGGTTGACCCGATTCCGTATGTTGCATCGGCGGTCAACGTGACGGCCAGCAGCGGGGGAACAGACATCGAAAGCGATGATTCGCTGACGGAGAGAACGTATCTGGTTCCCTCTACCTACGGATGCGCAGGAACGCCGGACTCGTATGAGTATTTTGCGAAAGCATGGCGCAACGATGTGAAAGATGTGTCCGTGGAAAGCCCGTCTCCCTGTGTGGTGGATATTTATTTCACCTTGGCAGATGGCACGATTCCGAGCAAGGCAGACTGCGAAGCTATGCAGGAGCATCTGCGGGATGATGCCCGCCGCCCGCTGACGGATTTGGTGAACTGCAAAGCTCCGACCGAGATCGAGTACAACATCAATGTCACCTATACCATCGCACAGAGTAAATCCAAAATTGCGATTACCGTTCAGAATGCGGTCAATGCAGCAATCGAAGAATTCAAAGTGTGGCAGAGGTCAATGGGCAGAGATATTGACCCGGCGGAACTGATCGCGCAAATCAAAAACGCGGGAGCAAAGCGGGTGAAAATCACAGCACCGACAGATGTTGTGGTGGCGAACGCGCAGATTCCGAAGCTGGCAAGCTGCAACGTGGTGTACGGAGGGCTGGAAGATGACTGATCTCCGAGACGCGAGGCTGACGGATGTGCTTCCGAAGGCAGTTGCAGACCAGCAGGAGGCCAAGTCTCTGTCCGACGCATGGCATGACCTTACGGTGCTGATCCTTGATTTTGCAGACAATGCGAAAATCTACACCGCCATCGACAGGGCATCGGATGAGCTGCTGGATATTCTGGCAGTTCAGTTCCGTACTCCAAGATACCGGCAGGATTACGACATTGAAACCAAGCGGCGCATGGTAAAGTCGTCGCTTCCGTATTACATGACCGTCGGCACAAAAGCAGCCGTGGAAGATGTCATGCGGGAAATGTACGGCAAGGCGTATGCGAAAGAATGGTTTGAGTACAACGGAACACCCGGCTGCTTCAGAATCAAAATCGACGCAGAAAAGCCTATTGACATTGAAGAACTGCTGGACATTCTGCATCACGTCAAAAGGACAAGCGCCCATCTGGATACGCTGGAACTCTCCACAGAAGAAGTGCATGACCTCTTTTTCGGTTTTGCTTCTGTGACCGTTGGCAAGTGGTTTGGCTCCACGGTGAGCGGAGAAGAAACATTTGACTGGCTCGTAGATGCGGATGGGAATGCGCTGATGGATGCTGACAAAAATATCCTGACAGAATAGGAGGAACAATGTTTTTTCCGAAACTGATCCTTACGGATGCGGGCAGGGCGCTGATCGTAAAAGCGCTGAACGGAACCGCAATCAATTTTACGAAGTTTGCGCTGGGCGATGGCACGGCTCCGAAAGAGCCGCGAAAGCTGAAAGCGCTGGTCCATCTGGCAGCCAATATGCAGATCAACAGCATTGAGCTTTCCGCAAACTGCGCAGTGCTGGAATCGACCTATACCAACAGTGGCTTGAAGTCAAAGCTGGTTGCGCGGGAGCTTGGCATCTTTGCCACAGACCCGGATGAGGGAGAAATCCTCTATGCGTATGCCAATGCTGGAAGTGAAGCATCGGTCGTGCCGCCCGAAAGCGGCGATATGACTGTGCAGGAAACATTCCACATGGTTGTGACCGTGGGAGATGCAACGACCGTCACGGCAACATTGGGCGAGTATTCTGGTTATGCCAGCAAGGCAGACCTACAAAGCCATATTGACGACAAGAATAACCCGCACAATGTCACGGCAGAGCAAATCGGCCTTGGCAATGTCCCGAATGTGACCCCGGCAAACCAGCAGCCGGTGTTCTCAAATGACTACATTATGAAGTCGGATGGCTCCTATGATGTGCAGAACATCGCTTCCGGCGAAAAGATGGGAAATATCCTGCGCAAAATCCGCACAGCGGTTGCGGCATTTGTCGCACACCTTTCTGCAAAGAATCCGCACAACATCTCAGCGGCGGATATTTCGGCGGCGGCGGAAGACCATAAGCACAGCGCGAACGATGTGACGACTGGAATTTTCCCTGTTTCCCGTGGCGGCACAGGTGCGGCGACGGCTACCGAAGCGAGAGAAAAACTTGGCGTTGCTGCAAAGGATCACAAGCACAATGCAAGCGATATTCAGGGCGGAATGATTCCGGTTGCGAACGGCGGCACGGGTGCAAACAATGCTGCGTCGGCGTGCAGTAATCTTGGTGCGATGCGTACAGCGGGCGGAACATTCAGTGGAACCGTTTATTTCGGCAGCAGCACATATTACGTCAACGCTTCCGGTGTGGCAAATTTCGCCAAGGCATATGGCGCAATGTACAACGATTACGCGGAGTTTTTTCCACGCGGCGGAAAAACTTCCCCCGGTGACATCGTTGCACTGGACGTGAGCAGCCAGAAAGAAAGATATGTCCGGGCAGATGCGGAAAGCCGTATGGTCGTCGGCATCCATTCGGATGAGTACGCTATGCTGATTGGCGGCGAGTCCGCGTTGGATGGCGAGGATTATGTAGAAAAGAACATCAAAAATTATATCCCTGTTGCGCTGGCAGGCCGCGTTATGACGCGCGTGACCGGGCCGGTTCGCACCGGGGATATTATTATTCCGTCTGAATTTCCGGGTGTTGGCCGCGCCGCGATTGACGGGGACGCGCTTTCTTATTGGAACATCGTCGGATATGCTGTTGAGGGTGACAACCGCACAGATGAACGCAAGCTGCGCGTTCGAGTCGGGAGGTGATGGAGGATGGCAGTAAGCAGAGAAAATCTTATTTCTCCGCAGGATTATATCACGCTGAAAGAGCTGGTCAAGAAAGAAATTCAGCGCAGGAGCAATGCGGCAAGCGTTGGTTCCATGTCGGCCTATGCCGGGTCGAACTACGACTATTCCGTAACGCCTGCATCGAGAACCCAGAAGATCACAGACGAGCATATCCAGAAGATCACGAAGCCGCTGGATGCGGTGACGGGCGGAAGCCTGACCCCGGCAGTACACGGGATGGTACTGGCAGAAGCGCTGAACTCGGCAGCGACCATGGTTGCTAACCTGTCGAAGAAAAGTGAAACATCTTCCGACACGGGATGCAAGGCGCAATGTTCGGGTCTGTGCTTTAGCAGCTGCTTTTCATCCTGCTCCGGTTGCACTGGAACTTGTACGGGAAGCTGTACTTCAAACTGCAAGGACTCCTGCACGGTGGATTGCACGGGGAGCTGCACCGGAACGTGCACTGGAACTTGTACGGGTAGTTGCTCTGACAGTTGTTCCGGTTGCGGCGGGTCTTGTTCCAATGACTGCACAGGAAGCTGTAAAGGGAATTGTCTGAACGGATGCAGTACGACATGTAAAAATGGCTGTTCAGGAAGCTGCAAGGGAACCTGCGATAGTACCTGTTCGGGTTCCTGCTCTGGCGACTGTTCCGGCTGCGGTGGCTCCTGCTCGAACGACTGTTCTGGCAGTTGCTCCGGCGACTGCACAGACGACTGCGAAACTTGCTATGCGGGGTGCGCCCGTGGCTGTGCGACTGGATGTCGAGATACTTGCTCGGTACAGTGCGACGATGAGGCGGCGTGTCATGGAACTTGCTCAGGAAATTGCTCTGGCGGATTTATGTGGTAAGGGTGGAAAGCGATATGAAAGAAAAAATCGTTCCCAATATGGAGCCGTTGTTTCTCTCTTATGAACGGCATAAGTGCTTGTGCGGATTCCTGACGATGCAGCACTTCAGCTCGGAAGATTTCGCAAAGGAGCTTCGGTATCTGCCGGATGAGAACAAGTTCTATCACGGCCTGTGTTACCTTGGCCTTTATCAGAATATCGGCGTTGATGATTTTTCCGCATGGCTGGACAATGCCCGGTCGGCGATTTCTGCCTTGGCGGAAGCCTGCGGACTGGAATTTGAAAACAATGTGGAAAAGGAACTGTATGCGTGGGGGCTTGCGGCAAGGAGTTTTCCGTTCGACGAATGGCACTCGGCGTTCCCGGTAGACGAAGAGGTGCTGCATTCTTTTATGGAAATGCAGATCGACACGAAGGAAAAAGTCTGGGCATTTTACAATGTCGGGACGGCGGCGCTGGATAAGATGGAGTTCACGCGGGGAGAGCAGAGGGACGCGTCACTGTTCATTCAGCTCATGAAAAAGACGCTGGATGCCAAAACGGACTACGAAACCCTCAAGAAAATCCATTACGACATGGAGAAAGGCGGAATCGTCTATGGAGAATGAAAAAACTTTCATGCTGGCTGAAAGAGAGAACCTTTTGGTCGAGCGGCTGAATTACATCTTTGAGAGCAACCGCGCCATGGTAGCCATCTTGGCGCGGGAACTGGCCGGTGCGGAGAACACAACAGCGAAAGAAATGTTGCTGGAAGAAAAAGAAAGCTGCAAGCGGGCATTTCTTGAACTGCGTGTGGCGCAGGATGCTGTGCTGGATGCAAAATTTTCCGGTCATCGCCCGGATAATATCCAGTTCAAATTCGACTTTCCCAACCGGGAGGTGACGTGCCAGTGGTGAAGAAAAGCAAGATGTTCCGTCGCGGGGAGGACTACACGAATTTTGTACAGCGAATGTACCCCAAAACGGAAAATGGCGGCGTGGCCTGCCGGAACATTACATTCCAGATCACCGATGACTGCAACATGAGATGCTCGTACTGCTATGAGCACCACAAAGCCTGCGGTGCAATGAGCTTGAAAACGGGCAAGCAGGTGGTGGACTACCTGCTGAACCTGTATGAACAGAACGACTCCGATTTCATCAATCAGCATACGAAAGGCGTTGTGTTGGACTTCATCGGCGGAGAGCCGCTGCTGGAAGCGGCGTTGATCGAGAGAATCTGTGATTACTGGTTTGCAGAGTGCTGGCGGCGCAAAATCCCGCTGGGGCCGTACACCCGCATTTCCTTTGCGACAAACGGCCAGTTGTGGTTCTCCCCGGCGGCGCAGCACCTTTTCCACAAGTACCATGATCTCATGTCGGTCACGGTGAGCATCGACGGCATCAAGGAGCTGCACGACAAGTACCGGCTGGATGTGAACGGTATCGGCAGCTTCGACAAAGCATGGGCGGCGTTTCAGGATGGCAAGAAGTACGGCTGGCTGAACAGCAAGATGACGTTTGTGCCAGACAGTTTCAGTTACATCTACCCCAGCATCAAGATGATGGCAGAGCAGGGCTGCAAGGAAATCCATTGCAACTATGCACATGAGCCGGAGTACACGGAGGCTGACGCGGCTGCACTGTACCGGGAGCTGAAACGTGTGGCGGATTACCTCATCGGCGAAGCACCAGATGTCTGGGTGAGCATTCTGGGAGAACAGATCGGCAACCCGCACCCGGAAGACAAGAACTGGTGCGGCGGTACGGGTGCGATGTTGTCTTTCGCACCGGACGGAAAGGCGTATCCGTGCATCCGGTACGCACCAATCTCCGTCGGCAAAGAACTGGCCGCGCCGATGTGCCTTGGCAACTGCCGGGACGGCCTTTATACCACGGAGCAGCAGCGGAAGACCAAAGAAATGCTGGACGCGATCACACTCACCACGCAGTCCACACAGGAATGTATCGACTGCCCGGTGGCGACCGGCTGTTCTTGGTGTTCCGGCTTCAACTATGAGGTCTACGGAACGCCCAATAAGCGCGTAACAAGAATCTGCAAGGCGCACAAGGGCCGCGTGCTGGCATCGTGCTACTTCTACAACCTGCGCAGCATCAAGTTGAGCGATGCAGAGCCGAAGAAAATCAACCTGCCCCGCGAAGAGGTTGAGCGGCTGATCGGAAAGCCGGAAGCGGATGCGCTGTTTGCTCTTGAAAAGGAGGCGGCGGAGCAATGGGAATGGTAAAACTGCCCGAAAAGGAACTGGCAACGGCATTCGCGGCGGCAGACTACATTCTGATCGTGCAGAAACGCACTGACGGAAAGCTGGACATCCGCCGTGCTACGCCGGAGCAGGTGGCAAAGGTGGTCGGTGACACGCTGGAAATCCAGAAGATCAAGGAAAACCAGAACAATGTAAAGCTGACCGCTACCACCGATGCGCAGGGCGTTGTGACGCTTTCGCTTGGAGGTAGGACCGCATGGAAAACGTGATTCGCACAAAGTATGTCCGGGTTGACGGCGTACTGTACCAGCTTGTTGATGGAGAAGTACCGGAATGGGCGAAAGAAGAAGTCCCGGATGCCACCTTACTGCAAGAGGGCAAGGCGGCGGATGCCAAGAAAACCGGACAGGAAATCCAAAAACTGAAAGACCGACCGCATTTTTTCTACGATGAAGAGGGATACCTTACTTTCGACGATGGACAGGAGGAAGAACAATGAATACTCACATGGCATCGGATGAATCCTTGATTAAGATTTTCAACGCTGTGTCTGGCTCCGCGCTGTCTGCCGCCGGTGACAGCAGAACCGCCGTACTGGCAACGGGCAATGTGGATGCAATCGACGGCTTCTACAACATGATGGCGAAAAAGGCAACCACGCAGAAAGAGATGAACGCACTGTTCATCGACTGGTGGACGGCGAACTGGGACCCGACTTTGAGCACCTACAACGGGATGCTGGAACGCTGGTTCGGCACAGTCCTGAATGACAACCGTGTGCATGGCGTGAAGTTCCCGCTGTTCAGCACGTCCAATACGGCAATCGGCGAGCTGACCGATGACAGCGTTGGTCTGGCCTGCTCTCCTTCTACGGCAACCACGGCCAGCGTGGACGATTTCGCCGCCCTGCCGCAGTTCTGGTGCGTCGAAGTTGCGGCAGAGAAGAACGCAGACGGCAGCCACACCATTTACGCCTGCCAGTACATCGACGATGACGATGTGGTGCGTGGCTCGAACCATCTGGTGTGGGTGCTTCAGAAGAACACCTTTACCCGTGAGCGCAACGAGAACGGCTACCGCATTTTCAAGATGCGCTGCAACCCCTCGGCGGGCTATGAACAGTGGCCGCAGGGTACGGACCGCACCGGAAAGGTCTATCCGTATATCGCCAACCCCAAATATTTTGCCGGTATGCAGGATGACGGCAAAATCGGCGGACACACCGGCCTTGCCCCGGTCAACTATACATCGCACACCAAGGGCGTGCAGCTCTGGCGGCAGCGCGGTCCTCAGTATGCGGGCGCATCTGGCCGCACCCTGAAATGGCAGCTCCGCATGATCTGGCTGAAATATGCCCGTAAGGGTAACTCCGGTACGATTGAGGGTTGCACCTCTTACAACTATCAGTACCGCGCAGCATTCAGCGCGGAGAGCGTGAACTACTTCCCGCTGACCGCTGCACAGGCGGCGAATCTGCTGGTTGGTTCGTGGGTCGCAATCGGCAGCCACAACAAAGACACGACCGACCGAAACGATGCCAGTCTGCACGACATCCTGACCGAAGCGCAGATCACCCGCATTGAGGACATCGCAGTGGATGATGTGACCTACAAGGCCATCTATGTGGACAGCGGTGACGCAACGTGGGATGTGGTGAAGGATCAGTCCATGATCTCCACCATGCCCTACGGCAGCGGCTACAACGATACCGTGCTGGGCAATGACGGCAGCCGCACCAACTACACCAACGGCAAGGAACCCGGCCTGATCCAGAAGACGGAGTTCCAGAACGGTGCATATCTGATCGTGGCGGACGAGCTGTGGAAGTGGGACAAAGACGGCGACGGCAACTATACGTTCGACGTTTACACCTGCCACGACCAGACGAAGATCACCACGGACGGCACTATTTCGGCGGACTATACCAAGTGCGAAGACCTGACCCTGCGCTTTGCGGATGGTACGCCGAACGCATGGCAGTGTATCGAGGATACTGCCATCAGCGGTGACCCGGCGGTGCTGTGGCCTGCTGCTGTTTCAAACCGCGCTGGCAGTGGTACGGGCGTTAAGGCTGGCTTCTACGTCTTTCCGGCAGCGTCCGGTGTCCGCGCGGCTTGGCGGTGCTGCTACTTGGACTCCGGCGGCTCCGCGTCTTTGGCGGCGGCGCGCTCGAACTTCTGGGTCGGTACCGCGAGCTGGAACGGCGGGGTCGGTGTGCCTGATCTCGCTGGGTAAAGACGGGGTGAATTGCCCGGATACTTCCGGGCAAGAGGGGCAGTCAGCCCCTTTTTGACGATATAGAGATTTTGGGATGTATGGTGTCCACAGGCTGGCTTCTACGTCAATCCGGCAGCGTCCGGTGTCCGCGCGGCTTGGCGGTGCTGCAACTTGAACAACGGCGGCAACGCGTCTTTGGCGGCGGCGAACTCGAACAACTGGGTCGGTAACGCGAACTGGAACGGCGGGGTCGGTGTGCAACTGGTTCAAAAAATCATCATTCATTGCATCATATATTCCACGCTTATGTGCGAAAATTTCTTGAAACCAGCATCACGGCGCTGCGTCCGCAGGAAAGGGCGGGTCCATCCGTGGCGGCAGGACAAGGAACCTGCTGGCGGCTAGTAGCATAGGCCGAAAGGCTGAACCCGAAAGCCGTTGAAGAACCAGATGATTTTTATATGAAAACTTATTGTAAACCGAAAGATGTTGACATTGAGGATACCAATTTCAACATGGAAGCGGTGCATTGTGCATTCGGAAATGGAAAGCTCCGGCGGCGGGATTTCAGAACGGTTTTGACAAAGACCGGGAAAATCTCGGAACCGGAGCTGTTTTATGAGCGGAAAGAGCACAAGTGCCACAAGATCATTGATGCCATTGACGCGGTGGCTGAACAGGAAACGCAGAAGATTCGGGACGAATGCCTGAACCTGAAACCGGTCCGGCAGTTCAAACGCATTGACGGAATCAAGATGAAAGAGCGAAATCTCTGTCAGGAGTCGCCGGAACAGCAGGTGCATGAATACATCCTCGTTCATGCACTTCAACCGCTGTTCCGCGCAAAGTTCCTGCCGGCCCAATTCGGGAGCATCCCGGGAAAAGGACAAGTGGCTGGAACCAGACTGATCGAGCGGATCATCCGAAAGAGAATCCTCGGAAAACTGGATGCGGTAAAAGGCGACGTGCATCATGCGTACCCATCCACCACGACGCTCTGCGTCATAACGCTGCTGAAACGCGACGTCGGGAAAAACAAAAGCTGATCTGGTATGCCGGGGCGGTGACAGAAAACTACCCGGACGGCGTTCTTCTGATCGGCGGATATTTCTCAACATGGGCGTTCAACTACATTATGAGCTACGTCCTGCGCTATCTGATGTCTCTGGTGCAGGTGCGCCGGGGCAGCGGGTCTAAGCTGGTGCGGGAAATCGTGTGCTATGCAGATGATTTTGTGCTTATCGGGCACGCTTCGCAGCTCATGAAAGCAATGAAGAAAGCAACGAGGTGGGCAAAGTCTGCGCTGGGGCTTGAGATCAAACGGGCATGGCAGGAAGTGCGGTTTGCATCTTTCGAGAAAGAAAAACAGGTGAAAGCCGCGCGGGCGGCGGGCAGCCATTACCGGACACCGGCGTTGGACATGATGGGATTTGCGGTACGCCGCACCTATACCATCGTCCGCAAAGGAGTATTCCGCAGAATCCGGCGGCAGCTGCTCCGCGCCGCTCGTGATCTTGCAACGCTTGGATTTGTTCCGCATTGGAGAGCATCCAAACTGACGGCTTACAATGGTTGGTTTACAAACAGCGACAGTACAAACCTTGAGGAAAAGTACGATGTCGAGAAAATCATGCGGGCGGCGCGATGGAGCGTTGCCCGCTGGTCTATGATCCAGAACAGGAGGAAAGCAGCATGAAAGAAATCTATTCGTTCCAGCCGGAAGCGGTCGAGGTGTTCCGCGTAGGTGACGATACCGACTTGATCCTGCGCAAGAACATCGAGAAGCAGCAGATGACCGACGATGAGGGTAAGGCGTATACCGTTTACGCCTGCGATGAACGGCAGGTGCGCTACGCCGGGGTGCTGACCGCCGAAGAGGTCCAGAAGAACTTCGACAAGTGGTGGGACTATGCGCCGCCCACGCCCGTGCCCGTGCCGGAGAAAAAGAAGTTGGAAGACCGGGTGAAAGAGCTGGAAGCGCAGAGTACCACCATGGCAGACCAGCTCACCAGTACCCAGATGGCACTTTGCGATGTGTACGAACAGGTGTTGAGCGCAACCAGCACCGCCACAGAATGAGCACGGAGGTATGAACTATGAGCACTGACTACATGGCGACGGTCTATGCAGACCTGATCCGCAAGGGCAAGAAGACTCTGGCGCAGGTGCCGAAGAGCTTGCAGAAAAAGGTGAAAGCCCTGCTGGCGGAGGATAACAAGTGAGTATCCTTCGCGAGCTGATGCTTAAAATCTTGCTGAGAAAGGAGGTGGACGTGATGGCAGTTGTCTATGCTACCCTTATCATCAAGGGCAGGAAGACCATTGATCAGGTTCCGGCAATCATCCGGGATGAGGTCAAGCAGATTCTGAAGGACCTTGAGGTTGAGGTCTGAGGAAAGAGGCGGGGTGCGGCGGGAGCTGCACCCCATTTTATTTGAAAGGACGTGATCGTATGGCACTGAACGTATATTCCCTTGAACGGGACGGCGAAAAAAGCCTGTCTAAAAATTTCAAGGTGAGGGAGTTCCGCTGCAAGGATGGATCTGATCCGATCTTCATTGACAGCGAGTTGGTGGAAATTTTGCAGAAAGTCCGGGATCACTTCGGCTCGCCGGTGCACATCAACAGTGCATATCGGACTGCCGCTTACAATCTGAGCAAGAAGGTGGGCGGCGCAAAGTTCAGCCAGCACCAGTATGGCAAGGCAGCAGACATCTACATCCAAGGCATCCTCATCACGAAGCTGGCCGAGTATGTGGAGACGCTGATGCCCAACAAAGGCGGCATTGGTATCTATCCCATCAAGCCCGGTGTGCGGGACTGTGCCTTTGTCCATGTGGATGTCAGGGCGGCCAAGAGCCGCTGGAGAGGCTAATATAAAAAGACAGGAGGAAGCAACATGACTGAGATTCTGAAATCCTTTTTGATGATCTTCCCTGAATGGCTTGCAGCCATTCTTGTGATGGTTGGCGTGGTCGTTGCCGCGCTGGGTCTGGTCCGTCTGGGCTACGGTCTTTTCGTGGCGAAGACGGTGTACAAGTGGATCGTCAACGCAGAGGAGAAGTTCGGCACGGGTGCAGGCGCGGAGAAGAAAGCACACGTTATTGCGGTGCTGCGCGGCTACACCCCGGACTGGCTGGACTGGGCAATCAACGAGAAAACGCTGGACTGGATCGTGCAGTTTGTTTTCAACATGACCAAGAAAAGACTCGAAGAGTACATGGCAAAGAAATCCAAAGAAACCGCAACTGTGGCCCATTTCGGTAAGGTGGGGGAAGACAAGTGGAATGACTAATGAGGAGCTGGAACATCGCTTGACGGATGTTGAAAACAGAAGCAAGAGCAATACCCGCCGACTCGACGGCATGGAAAAGCTGACCGATGCGGTAAATGGCATGAACACCAACATCAAGCTGACAATCCAGCAACTCGAAACCACAAACAAGAACCTCGAAAATGTAACGGCTCAGAATAAAAAGCAGGACGACCGCCTGACCGCGTTAGAAAAAGCCCCCGGAGCTTTCGGAAACAAGCTCTGGTGGGCTGTCATTGCGGCCTTTATCTCTGGCTTCGTAGCCTATGAGCTGGCTGCACTCCTGCACTGAAACTGAAATCCCCCGCTGGCAATCCGAAAGGAAAGCTGGCGGGGGATTTTTTGCGTGTATGGGAAAGTTTCCACAAATTCAACGGTGAAAATGTTGAGAAGTTGCCTAATTGAAAATAGCTGGGAAGTGGGTTATTATTGAAATGCGAAGAAATGCGAAAGAATGCGACACGAAAGGAGGTAAAACAGTGTGAGAACATTCCGGCATTTGACGTGGATAGACCGACTTCGGATTGAAAAATGGCTGAGGCAGGGACTAAAACCAAAGGACATTGCAGGAAAACTGAGAGTGCATATCTCGACGGTGTACAATGAACTGCGCCGGGGAGCATATGAAAAGTTGGACAGTGACACATGGGAGCTGGTGCAGGCGTACAGCCCGGACATTGCAGAGCAGAAATATCAAGCGCATTTAAGGGAAAAAGGCCCGGACTTGAAAATTGGTAAAGACCATGAGCTTGCCAATTATATTGAAACCACAATCCTTGATAAAGAATGTAGTCCGGCGGCGGTGCTTGGCTATGCAAAGCAGGAGGGCAGATGTTTTCAGACGAGCGTTTCCGTGCAAACGATATACCACTATATCCAGAAAGGCTTGTTTCTAAACCTGACTCAAAAAGAGCTGCCCCGGCACGGAAAGCGGAAACAGCCGTACAAAAAAGTCTGCAAAAAAGCGTCGGCCCGCGCACCAGCAGGAGAAAGCGTTGAGCAGCGTCCGCCGGAAGTCAACGACCGGGAAGAGTTCGGACATTGGGAGGGCGATACGGTGTATAGCGGCAAGGGAAAGGTTAAAACTACCTGCGCACTGTTCACGATGACAGAACGCAAAACCCGAAACGAGATTATTATAGGTGTGCCGAACCGGAAAGCAGAAACCATTGTGCGGGCAGTCGATGCACTGGAACGGAAACTGGGAGCAAGAAAGTTCCGCGCGATTTTCAAGAGCATCACGTTTGATAATGGAACGGAGTTTGCAGCGGCGGAGAGCTTGGAACGGTCGTGTATCAACAAGACCATTCCCCGAACGAGAGTCTATTACTGCCACCCCTATTCATCGTGGGAACGCGGTAGCAATGAACACGTTAATGGAATGATCCGGCGCAGGCATCCGAAAGGAACGGATTTCTCTAAGGTGTCCAAGGAAGAAATCGCGGCGACCGAGAAGTGGATCAATGAGTACCCACGGCGGATTTTTGGGTACAAGAGCAGCGCGATTATGTTCCAAGAGTGCTTAAACGAACTAGGCATCGCCATCTGAAAACAGGGCAGACCTGCACAAAAACGGGAGGCGGAGAGCGAAAATATGATGAATTGAATAGGCAAACGGGAAGCTGCAAGAAAAAATAACGTCTTGGCGGCTTATTTGCGATTATGCAAAATAAATAGAATTTTTGCAAAAATTTTGGAGAATTTAACGGTTGATTTTTCACTTTTCTGAAAAAGCTGTAAAAAGCAGTTGACAAATACGCCCCCAAGTGGTAATATATACAGGCAGTCCGTGACTGCAAAAAACTGTATATGGGCGTGTTCCCGAGTGGCCAATGGGGACAGACTGTAAATCTGCTGCTTTTCAGCTTCGGTGGTTCGAATCCACCCGCGCCCACCAAACAAGAAAAATCCGAACCTATTTCCGATTGGAGAAGGGTTCGGATTTTTCGTTTTCTTTGGGTACAGCAATGAAGGCTCCCGTGGACGGCGCAAAACTCCGATACCTTGTCATAGACCGTAAGACAATCACAAGATTTGGAGGGTATGATTATGAAGTACGATGAAAGAGCCTGCAAGTTTAATATAGACACTGGCTGCGTGGAACTGCTGCTCCGGGACGGGAGAAAAATTTCCATTGACTGCACTGGGGTCGAGGATGCGCTGGATGTTACCATGGCGCAGAGGTCTGAACTGGACTACCTCATCTATAACGACCCGCTGGCGTATGCCGAACTGATCCTGAACGGTGAGCCGGAGGAGTATCTGAGAAATGCGGCTGCAAGTCACGGATTAGAGGACTGAACACAAAAACAGGGTGCGCCCTGCCGGACGCACCCTGCCAAAATCCACACACGATAAGTAAGGCAGGGAGTTCCCCCACGGGAACTTCCTGTTTCTCTTTGCCGGAGAGATGAGCCTGCTCCGCCTGCCACGCAGCAAACTCCCGTTGACCTTCCTCGCTGTTCCAGCAGGCAAGGATGGCCGGGTAGAATGCCCGTGCCAGACGGTCAATGACTTCATCGGGGTAGGGGGAAGTGTTTGTGGACTTTTTCTTTTTGTTCAAACGCACGCTCCTTTGATCGTCCCACCATGGCAAAGCCGGGCAAGAAAATCAAAGCTCCATTTTTATCAGGCGCAAGGGCGCGGAAGTTTTCTGCCTTGCACTTGCGGCTGGTGGCTCGTTGATGGCTTACAAGTGCCTGTCGTTATGCGGTCTTTTCAGCTTCTTCGATGGTTTCAGAAAGAATCTGCTCCATGCAGGCTTCTAGCTCGTTCAGATAGTGGGCTGGCCGCTGCATGGCGTAGCGGAGAACCTTCTGCTTTTCCGGGTCAGAAAGATAACTCTGATTATTTTTGAGCACTCGCTTCCATGTGTTTCGCATCATTTCCGTGGCCATGCTCAGCGTCTTGTAGACCTTCATGCACTCGTCCGGGACTTGGTATCCCTTGAACTGCTCGGGGTCGGATGTGGGCATCGGAACCGGCACGTCTGCTTTGGGGTCTGCATTTGCAGCCTCCATTCCTTTCGTGATTTCCGGGTGCATGATCTCGGCAAATACGTCTTGCCGTTTGGCAGGACTGCTCTGCACGAGCTTGGACATTTCTTCATTCGTGAACTTCACTTCACCGGAAAAGACTTTCTGCTTGATGCCGGGAGAGAGATTATCTGCGATGTCGATGCCTCGCGTGTAGTGGCTGGCACGGAGAACAGAGGCACGGCTGACACCGTTTTCCTCTGCGATCCGGTCGCAGGTTTTCTTCCCGGAGTGGTGGTTATCATCGTGAGCACCACCACTTTTCTTTGCTAAAGTGTACTGGTTGCCCCGAAAGATTTTTGCGGCTTTCTTCTCGGCTTCATACTGTTTGCCAATCAGATAACGCTTCTGTTCGGGGCTCAGGTTGCGCCGCCCCAACTGGTTTCTGCAAATCCACGCAAGGGCTTCTTCGCGATTCTCGAATCGGAGCGGCATGGTGGAGAAATAAATCTCCGGGTGTTTCTGGAGAATGGCATAACGATTGTGGCCGTCAACAAGGATGTTATTCCAAACGATCAAAGGAGAAAGCAGTTTGCCTTCTTTGAGGATGTTTTCTTCAAGCTGCTTATACTCATCGTCCGTCAGCGGCGGAATCTGATTCTGGAACTCCGGGTCGATTTTCAAGTTGATCATACGCACACTCCT